CTATAGAGTCGATAATATAGCGTTCTTGTACTTATCCCGTTAGCTGCTGCTCTTGCGCGTTCTTCATCGGTTAACCAGCGATTTAAAGCCATTTTCTCCCTCCTAATCTAGCTCCATAATTTCTTTAAGAGATCGATCTGAGATGTACGTGTTAACAATTTGTATCTTTCCGTATTTCTTTTTAGCCATTCCCTCGGCTTCGCTCTTTGTCTTCGCTTCAAACCACCGTAGCTTTTGTCTTAGGTCTTTATCGAAGAAATCCACGGCGTAAGTAGGGATTCTCTGTGTATTCGCTAGGAATTGCTCAGCCGTGCTCTTTGCTTCACAATTAAACGGTCCTAATATATCTTCAAGTGATAGCTGATTGACCATTTTATACGCCTCCGCTATTTAAATCTTTCATATCCCTTAGTTGTATCTTCAAAATGTTTATAATTTCTGTTGTTGAGTTATAAGCATTTCTCCATCTCATACATGACGCTTCAGCTTGTGCTTCTACTTTTCTGTGTTCACTTGCTGCAAACTCCGCTTGCATTTCGCGTTCCTTTGCCGTTCCGCTTGGATTGTAAGTGAAGCATTTCGATATTGTTTCCTTCCGAATCGCTTCAGCCATTTTCCAATCACTGAGTGCTGCTGCGTGTAATTTCCCTGTCAGTGAGAGGATGTCTCCGTATATTTTTAACTTTTGCAACAAGTCACCAGGTAGACTTTCATCTAATCCCGCCGCTCTTGCGTACAAATCCTTCAATTTATCTGCATCTTTATCCATTTCTCATCACCCTTACGCTGCCGCATTAATTCCGCGCTGTATCATGTAGTCCACTAAGTACTCATTCATTTTGTTTCTGAACCTTTCTTCAAAGAAGTAACTAAGCTTGTCCATTCCATCAGCGAAGGTAATCGCTTTTCTTTCAAAAACAAGATACTCAATTAACAGCCAAGTACTAGTAATTCCATCCTTCTTTGCTTCTGTGTACATATCCATAACCGTCATAGCGTTACACTCCTTTTTCGAGGAATAAATTTGTTTTTTTGACGAACTGAAACGGCAATGTTCCTACGAATCCGTTCCGGTTCTTCGCAATGATTAGCTCCACATCGTGAATGTCTTGCGCTTCCCTTTGTTCTCTGTCAAAGTATGCCGGACGGTGCGGGAAGATAATCACATCTGCAATCTCTTCTATACTCCCTGATTCCCTTATATCCGACATTGACGGCGCTTTGTCTTGTTTACCTTCTACCGCACGATTCAACTGCGCTACGAGGATGATAGGTGCGTTAAATTCCTTCTGCATATCTTTCAGTTGTTTCATGATGTATGTAAATTTCAAATGGTTACTGTCAAAGGATTCATCAATGTCTACATGTCCTAAGTGATCTATTGCAAATAAGTGTTTTTTACCTGGATTTTCGTTTACAGTTTTGCGAATCACTGCGCGAATTTCGTTGATTCCCTTTTCGGAACGAACATTTATATCAAGTTCCGCAAGTTCTCCGCACGCTTTGTGGTATTTCTCCCAATATTCTTGTTTTCCATTAAAGAATTTATTTGGGTTATTCATAGTAGCAACTGGAATCTTTCCTTCTGTTGCAATCCATCTATCAATAATCTTCGATTCATCCATTTCACATGAGAAGAATGTGCCCATATAATCTTTATTCGCTTTTGCCCCGCGTCTCATCGTTTCTAAAACAAATGCTGTCTTACCAACCGACGGTCTTGCAGCCACAATTATTAAATCTGAAGGTTGCCACCCATCTAATGCTTTATTAATGCTCGTAAACCCTGTTGGCGTTCCGCTCAAGCCTTGCTCTGGCATTTGGCTATGTTGTTGCACCCTCATTTGTAACTTCTCTTTAAACGAAGGCTGAGGCTTTATAGTGGCAACTTGAACATTATTAATCTTTGAAATTAGTTCGTTTAGTTGTTTAGAGTTGTGTACGAACTTCGTTTTGTCTTTAAAGTTCTCAACTTCTTGCAAAGCTTCTTCAATCGCTACAAACTCGATCATCTTATCTTGCGTGAATTTGAAGTTATGACTTAATACTCCCAATCCATAAACGTTACTTAATGTATTTACACCGCCGAACATTGCCATTTTGTTTTCTCCTACTTGAGCAAGAGAGTTCATATCAGCAGGCTTGTCCTCATCTCGTAATTCCTTCATGACTTTAAATAAGCTTTTGTTATGAGGATTCATATAATGTTTCGGTTTTAATCTTGTTTCATCTATTAAACTGTTATCTCGCATCATCATGCTGAGACTATGACATTCGTTTTCGTAATGAACCTGGTACTTATCCATTCGTTACACCTCAATCAAGTAAATTATCAATAGAATAGGTAGCTGTTTGTTGTTGCTTTTGTTCTGTCTTCTTATATTCAAGGTATCTTTCGTCATTCAAGAAACCTTCCATCATCTTGATGTATGTAAGCTCTGTGCCGTTGCGATCACATTCTTTTGTATAGCATGTAATTCCGTGTTTAATGTCTTCGTGACTATGATTTTTATCTAAAGCTTCTTTATAACGTTGATACGCTTTTGGTTTGTTTCTTTTCTTAGGATAGATACTCCATATTTCTTCAAAGTCATCACTATAAGAATGCTTTGCAGACTTCTTCTTCGTGTCTGCTTTAGCAGCACATATATTATTGTTTGTAGTCTCTGTAGTAATCTTTGTAGTAATCTCTGTTAAAGAATTTACCGTTTCGGTAAGTTCCATTTCACCCAAAGGGGAATTTGGATTTTCCCCAAAGGTCAAAATGGATTTTACCCTTTCGGTAACTTCGGAAATGTTTAATTTAATGTGATTTGTAGGAGCGCCGTTGAATTTGAACTTTTGTACTTCAACAAGTCCCTTATCAATTAAGATTTTGATTGCTCTATCGTACTGTTTAGGAGTAATTCTTATCTCGTTTTTCCAATCTTCTCGACCTTTAGCAAGCCAAAATTCTCCGTTCTTCTTAACGCGTAATTTACTTTTACCTTGTTCGTTAGGCATGTACCAATAAATAATTTGACCTAATAAAATCCCCGCTATGAGATCCTCAGCAATATCTACATATGAAAGCCTCACCCTAAAACCACTTCTAGCAAATGTTTCTAATTGAAAAAGTTCATTGTTCAAATAACTTCACTTCCTTCATATCCTCTTCTGTCAGTTCGAACCACTCGCCACGTTTTCTTTTGTTAGCAAACATCTCATGAAAGTACTCTTCTAGTGATGAGTAATCATCTGACTCAATCGAATGAAGTAGTTCCAATTTGTAAGGAAGTTTTGCTGTAAAGTGATCTAAACGTTGCTTCAAGTCCTTTGTTTTACCTATCTTTATAAGCCCATTGTCAGCTTTTAAAAAATAGATATGACCTTTTATCTTTCTTCGTTTTTTAGTTGGGTTTGATGTATTGACAGGGTGCTCATTATTTATTTTTCTAGATTCATCATTAAACTGTTCAATTTCTATATCGCTTATATTTTTATAGAAATCATTAATCAATACTTTCATAACTTCCCATTCTTCTCTGCTTGGAATTACAGCATGGTGATAAGTCAATGCGTACCCTGTTCCATCAGACTTTTCCGCTAACATATAAAGAGGTGTAAAAATTCGAGCTAAGTTATTCTGGAACTTTTCCTGATATATTTTCATCGCTTGTTTCACAGTGAGTTCTTTCATTTAGTTCACCTTCCTCATAACGCACATGTAGCTAAATTCATCATTTTGACCTGTATAAACCCATGATTTCTTTTTGCTTAATCCATGAACTTTTTGCTTTACGTTTTTATAATCTTTGCCAGCCTTATATACTTTTCGGATCGGGGTAACATAGTCGTACCCCGCATCCTCCTTTTCCCTAACAGCTTTGATAATCTCTTGATATCGATAACGACGAATAGTAACAGTTTCCATTGCTCAATCCTCGCTTTATTTAAGATGCTTCTGTTTGCTCTTTTGGTTCCTCTGTTTCTTTTTCAGCTTGCTTAACCCATTTTGTTAGCTTTTTAATTACTTCATCAGCCTGCGTTTTTGTTAACTCCGTAATTTCAGTAACACTTAAATGACCTTTTATCGTCCCCTCGTCTACTTTTCGAAGAGTAGCGAGCTTTTTAATGTTTAATTTAATTTCTCCGACTTGTTGCGAAGAAATTGGATCTTCTTGTATTTCTGGTAAGTCCTCACCAGCGTAGATGTATAATCCCAAGCCGTGTAAGGCGATTGCTTTAACCAAGCAACGTTGGATACTTGTGTTGATATCAAAGCTGTTAGGCTCTGCAATTGGCTTATTCTGATTGTTAAGTATCGGATGAATCTGACTTAGTGGTAATCCCTGTACAGTTACTTCAACTTCTACAAAGTAACCGCAATCTGTTTTCAGGTACGGTACACCGTCAAATCGCTTAACTTCCCATGTTGCTGTTGGATCCACTTCACGAAGTTTTTTAACTGCCCACGCCCATGATAAGTAGCTAAAACGACCTTTTTTTTCAACATGTTCCGAACAATCTATTTGAGCTAATTTAGAAAAGTAATTTTCAGTTGTCATATGAATCTTCCTCTCTTTTAAAATGGCGATACTTCTACTTGCTTACTAGCTTCATAAACTTCCGTAAGTGCTTTTAATCCATATTCGTATGCTAGAACCATTGATGATGCGTTAGGTTCGTTACTTTGCTTATATCGTTCAACCAAATTCATTAGAATTTGAATCTCAGCTTCAATTTTGTTTTGTAGGCCCATCTTATTCACCTGCTACTTTCGTAATTGAATGATCAACTACATACTCTTCAACACATTCCGTTGAGTTATGGATGTAATCTCCGTCAAAATCCAAGTACTCTTCACCCAAATAAATCTCTTGAGAGCACCCTTCGCAATTCCCGATAGAATCATCGGCTGATGAATCATGATGATTGCCGTAAATAATCGGATTTTCAATCATTTTTTGTATTCCTCCTTATTTACTGAGAGAAAACTTATGGTATAATAGAGGTAGCTAATTTTAGGGAATGTTTTCTCTACAGCGCTCGTTGCCGTCGAGCGTTTTTTAATTTTCAATAGCTAACTTTCTGAAAGTTTGTTAAAATTTAGTTACCGATATGTGTAACAACTGGCCTGTGCTTCTGTACGGGCTTTTTATTTTGTTTTGATTCCTTTTCCCCAGCATTTATAAGTAGGGATGATTGGCATTAACTCAACAATGTCAGCCTTCCATTCAGGTGGTTTACCTTCAAAGCGACTATCCACTTCATAATGTTCAAATCTACATAGGTACTTGTTTCCTTTTAAATCATTGCAATATGTTGGTTCGAAACATGGTAACATTTCAATACTCCTTTCTTGATGCTGTACTTGTCCTATTTCTTAGGAAAAATTTCATCGAACGTTGCAATCAAAATCTTTTGGTTTTTCAATTCGGACTCTCTCTCTTTAATTTCTTGGTGTATTTTATATAATTCATCTACTTTAATGTTGAATTTCTCTTTCAAGTCGGAAAGATGGCTTTCTAACACTGTTATTTCTTCATCTGTCATAACGTTTCTAATCATCTCTCATTCTCCTTTCTTGATGCTTTCACGCATCGGAATATCCAGGAACAGTTGCATTGGTGGGGGACACCTGTTTTTTTGTTTTATGTAGTTCCTGAATATTCCGACAAGCGAAGGCTTGTCCTATTTTGATTTAGACTCTTTCTTTAGTTCTAAAAGTGTATGGAACGTATTTCTTTTAATCGTTTCTAACAATTGAAACGATTCGTGTGGCGTATAATCTTCTTCTTCAACTAATCTCGCTAAACCAGTGATTATTAACTGTTGACCAAAGCTTTCTAGATTCAATTCATCCTTCTTCAATTCCCATTCCCCTCTCTATTTAGCTAGAGTGATAAACTCCTTATGCATTTCCCCTACCTTATCTGCGCTGTTGTGTATCCCTCTGGCTCTTAAATCCTTTATGATCCATAAGAGTTTCTTTTGCTCATATTCATCTCGCTGCTGTTTATTTGTCATCCCGTGACCATCCTGTCTTTTTGTCCCAGACATCAATTCGGTGTACCAGGTATACGAATACACATATTGCTGCTGATACGATTACCAGTGAGAATGAGCTTTCTTCCATCATCTACATCGCTTCCTTTCCAAGAAACTTATTAATGAAGTAAAGCTGACCTTTCCCAGTAACTTTTGGCGTGAATGATGTTACGAACTCACCTTGTCCATTTGTTCTTACATACTCTTGTGATTCGAATAACTCTAAATCCATTGAGTACTGTGTTGGTGTGTTGTAAAGACTACCTCTTTTCTTGCAAAGGTATCCGTTTTCTCTAAGCCATTCGAAAAGTCTGTTTTGACCTGTGTCGATTCCTTTTTGTCTCATTAAGTTTGCTAACTGTTTGACAGTTATTAGGTTTGTTGATACTTGCACCGCTTCAGCAAATGTTACAAGCGGTTGTTGTTGTAATAGTGTTCTTTCCGCTTCAACTCGCTTTGCTTTCTCTTCTTTTAAGTTAGTAAGAAGCCCAATCATGAAGTCGGGATTTGTTACCGCTTGTTCGAGCGCTTGATCTGTCATGTACACTCCGTGTTTTCTAATAGAAGGAAGCACTTCTTCAAACACCCATTTTTCGAACTGTTCCGCTTGTGGAAGTTTTGATTTGACGATTAAGCGGTATAAGTTAGGTTCATTGATGAACTTTTTATTTTGTACACCGCTTGTAGTAGGGACCTCGTGAAACGCGACCCCCTCATTTTTACAGTGACGTTTTATTGCTTCTGTAGCATTTGCGTACCCTAGTAAATTTGCAACGTATGTCGCTGGGAAGTATTCTTTTCCATCTTTCATAAGAATTTCTAATTTACCGAATGCATTGTGTGAAAAATTTTGTAATTGATTCATTTTCTTTCCTCCTCCATTGTTGCTCTCAGGGTAACTGAGTGTTAAAAAAATTTCTATTTACTCAACAAGTGATCCACTGTTACTCCAAAATATTCTGCATAAGCGCACAAAGTTGGTAAGCTAGGATTTTTCTTTCCTGTTTCATACCTAGAGATAGTAGCTTTAGCTCTACCAAGCCTTTCTCCTAATTCACTTTGTGACAATTTATGTTGAATACGAAGTTTATGTAGTAACTCGTTGTTGACTTTATTTGATTTCATTTGTCATCACCTCGTTTACAATTTTGATTATACACGCATGTTACCTTCAAGGCAACATTTATTTTCAAAAAAAGTTTATTCTTTATTTTTAGGGGGAATATATAAATAGAAGATCACCGAAAAATATAAAAAGATTGATATAAATATCCTTTTTAACGTTTACTTAGAGGTAACTTTCATATTAATATATAAAAGAAGGTGACCCATGGGGTAACTTTTCTTAAGGGGGAAAAATTAAAATGTTCAATGAACGATTGAAACAATTAAGAATTGAAAACAACTACACTCAGCAAGAATTAGCTGATTTAACTGAACTATCAAAACCAACAATTTCTCGATTCGAGGGTAATAAGAAGACTCCATCAAGAGAGTCAGTAACTAAGATTGCTAAAGTATTTAACGTTTCTACAGATTATCTATTAGGTCTATCCAATCACAGGAATTTAGATGAAAACCAATCTTCAGAAGTTAAAGTGGAATTAAACAACATGATCAATAAAATCGAAAAACTTAGTGAAGACCAACAGAAAATGATATTAAACATGATTAAAGGTGCAGTAAACAGTTTAGACGATTGATGGCGATATTCAGCTGACAATCGTCTATTTTTTATTTAATTTTCTTATTGTAATTGATTCATTTGCTCCATAATTGCAGTTAACGCTGTGATTGCTTCTTGATCCCCACTCTTTGCTTTACTAATTAACACTTCTAATTCTGTATACTTTTCCATCCCCAACATCCTCCAGTACCTTCATAGTAGTTTGTGAATCGCTTCACATTCATTGAACTTTACCTCGTTTTTGATAAAAAGTTCAATAACCCCGAAAATGAATAATGACGCCTTCTGCAAGAGAAGACGTCATTACTATCTATTTATTAAATTAGACCCCTGTGCCAGGACCCATTTCTGCGTACAATGTAATTTGTGTCTGAGCTTCCTTAGCGACTTGCTTTGGTTGCTCTTTGTTATCAGCTGGAGTGAATAAGAAACCGCCAGCTAATGCTACGCTTGTGATTAGCGATAGTATTTTTTTCATTTAGCATCACCCAACTAAATTATAGCATTTATGGGACATTATGCCTAGATATTTCTTCGGCAAAAATGAATAAAAAATATTTTGTGATCGCTCGAATAAATCTAAAGCATCGCTTAATATTTTAGGGTCGTTTCCTTTCGCCAGAGCAAGATAAAATGTCTCGTATGCATCAAGTTTTCCATTCTCATCTAATATTTCCATCAAAATTATTAAAGCCTTTTCGAAGTTACCTTTTTGTATTTCTAGATATGCATTTTCAGACTTTGTAATTGGCTTTATTGAATATAAATCTATTTTCCAATAAATCTTAAGGAAATCTATTGTGTTTAAAAACATATTTTTTCTTGCTTGGATTTGAACGCCTGGACCATTATCAATTATTTTTATTGCTTCTTCTAAGTAAAACAAAGCTTTTTGGAAATCAGTAAACATATAAGACTGACCCAGTACACCATACGCCGTTACTCTAAACACCGGAAAGTATAGTTCCGAATTACTATCATTGATTATTTCATAGCAACATTTTCTCATTTTATCGATTTCTGCACATGTGAGTAGACCATATACTATTACTTCTTGTATCTTGAATTCGAGAAAATCTCTTATATATTTATCTTCTATTCCTTTTGACTTTTCAATAAGTTCATCAGAAAGCTTGTTCATTTCTTTATAATTTTCTTGGTCATACCTGACGTGCAGCATAACTATTCCGCATAAGACTTCCATTTCTAACGTTTTGTTTTTAAACTTTCTGGTCGCTTCATTAAATTTATCTAGCAGATTGTCGCCAGATATTTTGCCGCTATATCGTAGATACAGTAACTCACATACAGTAGCCCATTCGCAATTTTTAGTGTCTTTTTCTTTTATAATCAATTCGCTTAAAATATCGAGTTCACCATGGGACAAAAGATAATACATAGCAACTTTCTTATTTGCGGGCCTTTTTAAAACACTCGAATACTTTCTGCAAAATTCTCTCCTAGCGTTAATCTCATAAGGGTACACTTCTTTAAGCATCTCGCCATACTTATTAAAGAGTAACTGATGTTTCCCTTTTAAAAATCGTGATAATGTCGAAGGATCAATATCCATCTTTTTCACCAATTTGTTTCGATTGATGTTTTTACTATTCATATCATCAGATATTTTACTTAACACTCTTTGCATAACTTTGCTCCCCTTCGTTCGGAACAAAAGACACGTTATACCCAATTTGTTACATTTAAGGAAAACGCGTCATTATATCTAGGTTGTGTGTTATAATTATGTATGAAGACTTATGACAAGAGTTCCCCTAAGGTCTTTTAGGGTGGACGGTGTAAGGGTGTTACCAGCACCACTTGCACAGTCATGGGTCTTTTTTACGTCCGTTAATTTTATTATTATCATAATATCACAAAAATTAAGAAATTCAGTCATGGAGTTATCAGACAATTATTGAGAAAGTTGAGAAACTCCTGTGCATCAACGTTTTTAAGTGGTATAAAAATAAAATATGCAAATATGCATGGAACGTATAAAAGACTTCACATGCATATTTTACCACAAAATACGAACTTTTGTTCTATTTTGTTTTTAAATTTTAGTTGTTTAACAACTAATTTTATAATTCGGTTAATAAAACAACTTATTATAGTAGTATGATAGTGCAATATTTATACTTAAATTACTATGATAATCTTTGGACAAACTTTAAAACAATTAAGAAAGTCGCGTGATTTAACGCAATCTGAATTGGCTGAGATTTTAAATCTTTCGCAGAGCCAAATCAAAAATTGGGAAACTGGTAGATTCCAACCTGATATTCAAACTTTAGCGAGTATCGCCTCCTTTTTCAATGTTTCTTTAGACGTCCTTGTAGGTTTCTCTAACAATTTCGAAGATGAACCAATACAACAAGTCATTTCTGAAGCTAGGTCAACGTATGGGGCGTTAGACGATGCTCAGAAAGAGCGTTTTTGCAATCAAGTATTATTGTTCATTCAAATGATTAAAGATAACCAAGAAACGTTCTGATTTAACTACATTGTAGGGGAAATGTTTTCCATTGAATAGTGGTAAAAATTTACAAAATATCACTATTCTTACCAATGAGGGCTACGGCTCTCTTTTTTTATTTTCATTCGACAAAATGTGACAAAATAGTTGTAACTGAATTTGTTATGCTTGGTTGAGAAATCTTACATTTTAAAAGGGGATATTATATGGCTACTCCAAAATACACTAAAATTGATGAACGCTTCGGCGTTATTGAATACCCGGTTACTCTTGCGGAAATGGTTGAAATCTCAAAGGAACTACCAAAAACGGAACGAAAATACTATCAGTATGCTTTCGATGCTTTAAAGAAGGTTATGAAGGCTAAAGAAAACATTCATTACTTTGAAGTTGCTGATCCTAAGTTAACAAAAACAGGATTTATCGTAGTTGGTGAACACAACTTATACCTGGTAATGATGAAAGGCGGCTTATTTGGTGGCGCTGAAGCTGAAGTAGTGAAGTACAAAGATATTAAAGATGTTGATTTTGACATCATTCAAGGGCCGTTTGGAATCTCGCTTATGAATACAGGGATTATTTATCTCGAAATGAAGAAGATGTTTGGGACTAAAAAACGTACAATCCGTAATATTCCTGACTACAATGTCGATGGAGTCTTAAAAGCAATCCGTAATAAATTAAAATAACTAAAACATACTGGAGGCAACAATATGAAACGTAAATTACTTACAGCATTAGCGTGTAGCACATTACTTATGGGATTAGCTGCTTGTGGTTCAAATGAGAAGACTACAACTGAATCTAAACCTAAACAAGAAGCTAAGAAGCCAGAACCGGTGACTACAACTTCACTTATTAGCGAATTCAAGAAAGCTGGATTAGAAGCTGAGAACCCTACGGACTTAGAACAAAAAGAATTTGGAAACATGCGTAAAGACGGGAAACGCATCCTTGCACCTAAATTAGGTGAAGATAAAGGCGGTCGTGTGTTTGAATTTAGTAAGAAAGAAGATTTGGAGAAAGCTAAGAAGTACTATGATGAGTTAGGAAACTCAGCTCCAATGCTTTTCTCACATACATACGCTAAGGGAAATTTCCTTTTACAGATGAATGGGGAGATGAAAGATGATGAGTTTAATAAGTATAAAGAAGTTATGGATAAGATAGTTAAATAATATTGTTTTTTCTCAATGTACAAAATAACTTAACATGGTAAAATAACATTTGAATGAAAGTCCAATACATATTATTAAAATTAAAGTGGTACAAGTCGGAGGAAGGCACCTTATGGTGTCTTTTCTTTATGCAAAAAAACCACATCAAAAAATGTGTGGTCTTTTTATGTACTGTTATTAATAACTATTTAAATTTCAAATTAGGATTTTCATGTAATACATATTCAATAAAATGAAAATCTCGTCTTGTAACACTTCTAGAATTTAAATAATGTTTGTTAGCAAATTTATCAAACCTTAATGTACTAGCAATATCAATCATTTGCTTATTAATACATATATCAAACAATATAATATTTATAGATTTTTCACCAATTTCGTCAGATAAGTAATCTAAATAAAAATCGATTTCCCAATCATCCATACTATTTTTATATTCATAAATAAATTGCATACTACGATAGACGCTATTATAAAAAGAAGAGATTACTTCACTTTTATATATTCCACTACGATCGATAGCAACAAATAATAACGCGCCATATTCACTGAAATATTCTTCTTTTTCATTTTCAGTAAGAAGGTTTTCAGATGAATCGGTAATATAGTTAAACATAAATTTATCAATATTACCTCTAATATATTCCATCCATTCGTTAAATGTACCCTCGCCAAAATGAGTTTTCAAGTCTGCTACCACGTCTTCTTTAGATTTTCTTAACTCATTAATTTGAATAAAAAAGGAGTTTTCAAATCTTTGCATCCTAGCAGTTTTACTTTGTTCTTGTAATGTTTCCTTTGTACTTTCCATTTCTTTTTGAAGTAAAGACAACTCTCTTTGTTGTGTTTTAAGTTGTTCTTGTTGAAGGGTGTAAGTTCTATAAATAAATAATATCGTAACAATAGTTAAAAATGGAACTGTTGAACCACCAAGAAAGTCTCCGTATGTACCTAAATCTGTAAAATCAAACTTAAGCACTTTTACCAATAACAAACCAACTAAAGGCGATACAATAACCAAAATTAAGAATAACCATGTAGCATCAAATCTTTTCTGATTCGTATTACTTTTTAAATTGCCAGACATGTCGCACCTCTTCTATATATTCATCTATTAAACTCATAATAACACAGACTCAAAATATTCTTTTAGATATAAGAGTTAACTTTATAATCTCTTTTTTGAAATTTCACGTACTATATCTGATTGATAAAACCAAATTCAGCAATAAGGCATATTCTAACCATCTGTCCCCTTATCCTCTAACTAAGTAAATAATAATTCCTTTATTTATTCCTCTATCTTAGTTAGTCGTTCCTCCAGATCTTAAACAACCCTATATTTTTCTGCTTTTCTTCGAATTTAATGTTGACTGAAGGTCTTGTGGTTTTTTATCATGTGGGAACGATTATGGAACACGGCTGGAAGGCAGATTTATCCCCTACTTTGAAAGATCACAAAAAAGTAATCAGTCAAAATAGATGGATAAGCGTCTTGTTTTCGCCATGCGGTCACTTATAAGGTATCCGTATGTATAGACCCTGTTCACTCAGCGATTTTCACCGCATACATCCTTTTTCTATGGCTTGTCCTTGTAATATCGTCCCTACACGACAAACTGAATGTACTCCCTAGCACCGGAATGCTAACGATAACCACCCGAACCTTTTAGAGAATAGTCCCTGGGTAAGTTCTCACCCTACCTCACCAGAAGAACAGGATTCCAATGAGGGGTGCTGTTTTTGTAGGCGTATACTCTGTACCCCCTGCACGACCAACAGCTAGCCACGCCGTAACACGTTCCCTCTATATAGAAGCACGGAATCACGGCTTATCAGTTTTTATTTACGTGGTATCAGGCAATTCCACGCGAACAAAAAAACAAAAAAGGCATCTCCAATTCCTAAGTGGCCTGTACATTCACAAGACTTCTAGGTTTAGAGATGCCCGGTATATATCTTTTGGACTACAAAATAATCAAAACTAGTATTTACTAGTTGATATTTCTCCAAACAATAGATAAAATGGGTATATCAAAGAAGCCTCGTGAAAAGGCATAGTTGTTTAAGAAAGTGATGGTACACTACTTAAACGTAAACACTGTGGGTTAATACAGTTCTTTCTAGTAAGTGTTGGTTGCAATTACTAGAACTAAGTCATTCCCCGCTACTGGTTGGCGCCAATAGCATATGGGAGTGGCTTTTTGTTTTGTGTTCATATTCAATTGTTTTATCGAACTTCATTTATGTAAAATATCAAATTATGTTTTGTTTTGTAGAATGGTGCTTGTTGTGTACTACGTTACAACAAGCTTTTTTATTTGTAAACAGCGAAATTACGCGCTTTTTGAATAATATCCCTATTTCCCTAATTCCCTATTTCCACTTATAGATATAGGGATATTTCCCCTTTTCCCTATATCTATATTTCCCTATTTTCGTTATTTTTTTACCTACTAACTTCTCTACGGAATTACATATTTATTTCTTAACTCTTTCTACTTCATACATCAATAGAATCTTTTTATACCAACGTTTTTGTTATTAATTACTAACTCTTTGATTCTATTGCATATACCGTACTTCGTTGTTATAATTTCTTTAAAGATATAGAAATATCCCTATTTCTATAGTTAGAAATATCCCTAATTCCCTATTTCTATTTTTCCCTATTTCTATAAAGGGATATAGGGAAATTCTAAATAATATAACTGGAGTGTTAAAAATGGCTATTACAATTACGGTAGGTAATTACAAAGGTGGAGTCGGTAAAACCACAAATGCTGTATTGAACTCTTATGAATTTGCTAAAAAGGGCAAGCGTACACTACTTGTTGACCTCGATCCACAAAGTAACGCAACAAAGTCTTTAATGTTAACAAAATCCATTCTTAACCCTGATGAAATTGTTACAGTAGAAAAAACATTAATGAAGGGAATACAAGAGGGGAACCTAGACGGCTTAGAAGTGGAAATTATGGAGAACTTACATTTACTTCCTTCTTATGTTGATTTTCAGGACTTCGCAAAATTCCTTTATAAAAATTGTTCTTCGGAAGCTGAAGAAGATCATTACTTTAAAGGATTGCTTGAAAAGATAAAGCATAAATACGACTACATATTTATCGATGTTCCTCCTATGTCACTAGAAGTTACAAAGAACGCCGTTGTAGCTTCTGATTATGTTCTAATTGCTTTGCAAACTCAAGAGCGTTCTCTAACTGGTGCTGAGAATTATGTTAATGAACTTATCAAGTTAAAGGAACAATATGACCTTGATATTGAAGTAGTTGGCGTTCTTCCGGTCCTATTAAAAAACAACGGTAAGGTTGACGAGTATATCATGGAGAATGCTCGTGAAATTTTCGGTGAGGAAAATCTATTCAAAAACATTGTCCCTCAAATGGAACGTATTAAACGATTTGATGTGAATGGTATTACTGAAAAAGATAGACATGATATGAATGTAATTGAACTATACGAAACGATTAGTGATGAATTATTATCTCGTATTGATATGTTTGAAAAAATGAAGGTTGGTGTGTAAAATGGCGAGAACTCCTGGTTTACTAGGTAGAAAGAAAAGTAACTTTGAGCCTACTGAGCCTTATGTACCAGAGCAAGGACAAGCTGTAGTGGAAAATAATGAGGTTCCAGCTACACCTTCTCAACCTAAGACTGAAGAAAAACAAGTAACTCGAAAAGAAAAAAGAAACGAAACAACTGAACCGAAAAAGAAATTTAAAAATCAACAAGGTAGCATAAAAATTTCTAATCAATCCAAAGAAGAACTTGAAGTGTTAATGAAGCTTACAAACACAAAATTCACTTATGAAATCATCGACTTACTTATAGATCGTTATGTAGAAAACGAGTTGACACCTGAACAGAAAAGGAAGTTCAAGCTCTTAACAGAGATTTAAAAATATAGAAATATCCCTATATCTATATAGGGATATTTCTATATTTCCACTTTTTTTATACTAACATATGACTTACCAGAACTTCCACCACGGCTTTTTCTTCTCTTTCGCAGCAGCAGCCTCATCCCGAAATTCCTGTATCAATTTCTTCGCTTCCTGCATCTCACGCAGTGTCTTCATAAGCGTCTCGTCTCGTGCTTCCAATCGTTTTTCCACTCGCTCGTTATGGGTTTCTACACTCGCTTTAATTTCCTCATTACTTTGCTTGGCCTGATCACTCAAACGCTGCTCCATTGCTAACATGCTTTGATTCATTTCTTGCGCCATAACTCTGTACTGTTCCTGTAATTGCTTTTTAATGTGGAATGGTACTAAATCCGTTTCCTCATGTTCTTCTTTAATCAGATTCGGATTAATTTTTTCTATTTGCTGCGCAATCATCTTCGCGGCCTTCTCTAGCGTCATACCGTCATGCTTACTAAGCTCAATTAACTTCTCGATCACTATAACGTCATGCTCTGTGTATCGGCGTCTGCCACGATTATCCTTCTTTACAGAAAACCCCTCGCGTAATAATACTTCCATGTACTTTCTAAGGGTGCTATCACTTATTCCTAGTCGCTTGTATACTTCACTAGCAGAATAAACAATTTCGTCCGTCATAACGTCACGACACCTCCTAGTGAAAGTATTCCATGATGGTTAGCAAATTCCTGCAAAGAAAAAGCCCTACAAAAGTAGGACTATATTGCTTTAGCTATCTCAACAAGCAGTCTCATAAACAATGGAATCATCTGGACTACAATATAACCAATCCCTGCACGACTTATTAAAGAGAATCCCCGTTCTTGACTACCTACCATAATGAACAAACCACCACATAACGCTACAACGGATGCTATCGGATACGAAACAGCTTTGATTAAGAAAATAACTGGTTCGAATGCATTTACAATACGATTGTATAACTGGCCGTCTATATAATTTTTTATTGCTCCATCATTGGACTGCACATCTTTAAATACTTCGTTCACATCTGGATTATTTCCATCAGCAAAAACATGAGGAATATCTATAAAATTATTGAGTATAATTACACTACCGATCACAATACTTATTCGCGCCGCCACGGGTGCGTATTTTTTTGCTTTCTTTTTGAACAAGCTCCACTTTTTCTTTGCTCCATAGTTACCATCCATGAAATCCTTGATGCTCATCGTCTCTGTTGCCATATGGATCATCTCCCTGTTTTTAATGGAAATCAGTAACCGTAAATATGTTGCAATCCAATCCCTCGCAAAGCTTTTGGAGTTGTTTTCTGCGGTATTCTGTCGTGGTGTACCAGATAAATTTAGGTGGTTTTTCAAACACATTGCATTCCATCAACTTACGATACTTCTGCATTTTCACACGATTCGCACTCATCTTCTGTTCATGGTCCACCTCTACAATATGGTATTTTCCGTTTTCGGTAAAAAGCGCATCTGCAATTATGGATACAACTCCTTTCACATTCATCTTTACTTCCTGCTTCCACGTCTTCGGGCATTCGTAAGCGATGTAAATGTCATTCCTCATAATGTAGTGACGAAATTGATTTGAACGCTTGAGTATTTTCTTGCTTCCGATACGTTCACGCCCTTCTTTATTCAAATAGAAAATTTTCTCACCATCTCTAAAGCTAGACACATATTCTTCAAGACCCTTCATTACACGAGAAGCATTCCTGTCACCGCCAAGATCATGAAGTACCTGGATTTGCTTTCTACTAAGAAAGCCGAGTTTCTTCAAGCTCAAGAGTATACTTTCCGTTCGAGCTTCCTTTATCGCTAACTTTTGCATTTTCATGCTCCTTTCTCGCTCTGATATTGATGTGTGGCTTTATGATGTTATCTATTTGTTTATTATCGATATAAATCGTTTGTAGGACCTTTTTCTCGTTTGTTTGATATATCGCCCTTCCTTTTATATTGGGAAGACTCTCTGCGCCGCCCTCGTCCAGCACAGCACGGCTCCCTGCTTCTGTCTGTAATCTAAAGCAAACACGAGCGCCTATGTTTTGTCGTAACTGCGATGGCAAAGCTTCATTTGTTGGGTACTGTGTCGCATATACCAAGCGGAATCCCGCTGCCCTGCCACGACGCCCTATATCAACAATGATGTCTTTGCACTCCTGATATGGCGTCATATCGGCTGCTTCATCTACAATGACAAAGTACCTCGTTGGATCCCCGGCTTCTTTTATATCTTCGTATCCTTTTTCTAGTAAGTATTCGTTTCTAGCATTCAGTTTATCTTGTAATTCCCTTAGATTATCAAGGGCTTCCGCGGGGTTCTTCGCAATTGATTCGACTTGATTTAGGAATCTGTATCGGTTGAAAGAAAGACCACCCTTTAAATCTATAAGGAATAGCTTTATATTTTCTGATTGGTTGCGTACAAGTGCCGTTATGATGAGTTTTAATACATTAGATTTACCCATGTCCGTCATACCTGCTGAAATCATGTGAGATATCTGATCGAAGTCGTGTTTTACTAATCCATCTCTTGTATAACCGATAGGTACCTCCCATCCTCTGCATTGCTTCATCATGTCATCCTCAAACTTCACAAAATCAGGAATCCCTTTCTCATAAACTCGTATTTTTAACAATCCATCGTAAGACAGCTCAATTTCCTTTCTAACGAGTTTTTTCTTGTTTATGATGTTTTGTATTTGCTTTAAGATATCTTTTCGAAAACGAAGAGATTTGAAGTCCTGTAGTTTGAAATCATAAACCTTACTCTTGTGATTTAACCCATCCTCTAAATGTTGCATCTTTTGTTCGAAATCGGAGAAGCTAAGACCCAAGGGAATCCGATACGCATATTCCACACCCCACTCATTTCTTGTCTTACGAAGCAGCTGTATCGTTCTGGTCTCTTTTCCTTCTTTAACTTTCAAACCACAATTCGCGCAAATCCTTTGGATCTTAGAAGCGTCAGTCGTTGCTCCTTTTTGATGCATTTTCGCTAGAAGTATTACACTACCAACTGCAGCTGAACTTACTAACTCAAATATCACAAACCCACACCACCCTTCTTTTCGTATTCTGCAAGAATAGTCCCTGGAGATTAGAAGAGATGAAAACAGCTATGAATCGTTGAAACTATTAGTCTTTCAATGTCTGAAATAATATTCCGTGAGCGAATTCTATTTGGAATAGGTGAAACGAAGTTTTAAAAGGCTATTAATTTAGAACGGTGAATCGTAATTTGTTTGGTATGGTAAAAGGTATTCTATACAGCTCGCTCAATATTCACCATTTTTAGGGGTTTATTTTTAGTGAAACTAGGACATTACTGAAGACAACAGATGACTAAAGGAGGAAATGTTGTGTGGGGTCTCGGAAAAAAACGCACAAAGTTTGGGAAGTATTTAGATAAACATGGAATAGAACAAGAATGGTTGATAAGGAAATCAGGTCTCGGAAGAAATACGGTAGGGGATTTAGCTAATAATCCTGACAGATCACCTACAAGAAAAACAATGCAAAAGATATTAAAGGTTCTCCGTGAATTAGATCCAAGAATTAAAGCTGATGACTTTTGGGATATGTAAAAAGAGTGCATTTTATTGCACTTTCAAAAGAACAAATGTTCGTGTATAATGAACATAAATTACACGAATCGGGGGATCATCATGGAAAATCAAAACTGGGGAACACCAAAAATACGTGGAAGAGGAATGGTGAAGTGGCTCCCATTTGCAAGCATGCCGGAACAACACGAAACAATTAGAGGAATGATAAATGATTTAAATAAAGTCTCGAAACCAATTGTTTCTGAAGATATGAAAGAGCAACTGCAGATCGGGCTTGTACAATCACTGCAAAACAAAGAGGAAATACACATCTCTTACTATCGTGACGGAATGGTGCAAGACATGTACATAAATGTATTACATATTGAACCGATGACGAGAACTGTATATTGTACAGACGCTTTCGGTTTGAACACTGAGTTTAAATTTGATGAATTAGTGAATATAAACTAAAAAAGGCCGTCTCATTTTGCAGGGACGGCTCTTGTTTTTACTTCACATACACATAGGCTTCATTTGCTGTTACATAGTATGTTTTACCTTTGCTATTGTGAACTTTATATTGTGGTGAACCATTTACACTTACCTTCGCATCAATCGTAAATCCTAATCCTGCATCTACAGAACCTGCAACATCTTTATCTTGCCAAGATGGAGCATCATAGAAACGTAGATTGTTAACTTTAGATACAACGCGTTTCCCTACAATAGATGAATCTACTGTACTCTTTTTATTGAATTTCACATAAGATGAATCGTTCTTTATCCACTGATCTCCACCAAGATTTAACCAACCATCCTTTTCAGCCCAAACAACATAAGATTCTGGTTTGTTTAGCTGACGAATCTTAGAATAGCTTGTACCTGGTCCTTTACGTAAGTTAACGTTGTAGCCTTCAATATAAGCAACACCGTCCGTTATAGCTGTAGGTACTTCTGCTGGTTTAGATGGCTTTTCAGGGACAGAAACATCCACACTAGAATTATTGTATGCTCGTTGTACATCTGCTCTGAATTGAGCTTCTGAAACGCCATGAGATTCTAAGTAATCAATTGGATCTTCATGATCTGTACCGCCAAGGTGATGAGTTACGTCGCTATGTGTCCATAATCCTTTTTCTACAGATATTTTGTTATCTTTTAAAATTTTCGCTAAAAGTTTTACATACTTTTCATAAGAACGCTTGAATTTTGTATAGTCCGCTGTTTCGCATAACTCTACATGTACAAAGCGTTTATTCGCAGCAGGTCCACCGCCATAAGCAATGTACTTTGTATCCGCAATTTGGATTGTTTCGTTCCAATCGACTGCATAGTGAACAAAAGCGTTTCTCCATGTACGAGACTCATATTTTTGAATATTGATAGCTGGTGCTTCTGGAGTGGCTGTAGAATGAGCTACAACACCCTCATATGCACCGACACCATAACGGTATGGTTGTTTAGGTAAATCAGGAATAATAAGCGTTCTATCAGCAAAAGCACTTGTTGCAATAGATAAAACTAAAATAACTGCAAATGCTACAGAAGAAATATGTTTTAATGCCTTTTTCATTTTTCATCAACATCCTTTTTCATAATTTTTGTGTGATCAAATAATCCGCTTGCTGACAGTCCAATGATGATTCCTTGAAATACATTTGTTTTGATATCTCCGGCCAAAAATAAAACGCCTAGCGCGATGCCAAGCGTTACATTCAATAACGGAACATATTTTGTTTGTAATCCAATTGTTTTTCCAATTTGCGAAAGACCTACTACAATGCCAATCATTACAGCTAAACTAACCATTACATACCACCTCCCTTCAAAAAGAAAGTGAGAGCTGCTCCAACAAGTCCGCCTACAATAAGTCGTAATATCCATGTAGTATTGGCGCTAATTTTATCAAGAAGCTTATTTATATTTACAATGTCCTTTTCATTGACAGTGGTACGTGTTTCTAAGTTACGGATGTCACGTTGCATATCTTTTTGATCTGACTTAATTTGGAGGATCTCTTGCTTTAAATCTTGAATTTCTTGCATTGGTTCATCTCCTTTTTTCAAAATAAAAAAGCACCACGGTACGCGCGATGCCTTCTACTCCATATGCCGATGAATACGATCCATCCAACTTGGAAGCTTTACTTCCTGTAATCCAATCTAACGCTACAACCATCATCAGAATGCAAATCCAGATTAAGTTAGATTTTCCGTATATGATACTTAAAAACGTTCCTAAACCTCCGCCAACTAGTGAACCGAGTTTAAATGTTGTGGAGTTAAAAACATCAATTATATTAAGACTTCTGAAAATATCATGGACTCGCTCCAATTGTTCACCTCCTTTCAAAAATAAAAAAGCCTACCATAAGCACGCTTCGCATCAGAATGATTACTATAAATATTTGCATTCATTCATTAATTTTATTTATTTGTTATGAATTTTTTAATTTAACTATATGTTTTTGAATTTTTACATAAAAATATCACCAAATCTAGGAAGTTATTGTTAAAATAATACATGGACACTAGAAAAGGGGATTAGTTTATGAAACAAAAAAGAGAAATATGGATCGATATTGCAAAAGGATTAGGTATTATCGGCGTTGTATTAGGTCATTCAGGTAATGAAATAGCGCATCATTATCTTTTTTGGTTTCACATGCCGTTATTTTTTATACTGAGCGGATACACTTTCAAAGCTTTTAATGAGAAAAAAGAGTTTCTTCCTTGGTTTAAAAAACGCGCAAAACAGTTGTTAATTCCATATATATCATTTGCTGTTATCATTACAATTGTAAAATTTTCTGTTGAGGCTATCCAAGGTAAACTAAGTCTTATAACCATGATTAAAGATTGCCTTTACATTGTTTACGGCGGACAATTACTCACAGGATATTATGGTGTATTTTGGTTCATAACATGCTTATTCATTACCCAAGTATCATTCGCACTTATTGTAATTTATTTTAAAAATGTAAAAATCCAATTGGCAATCATCGGGGTATTATATCTATTATCACATGTTGATTCCCAACTTCTTGATACATATAACATTCCAATACCTTGGAATATGGATGTTGCATTATTAGCTATCACTTATTATGCTATAGGTTTTTATGTGCGTCGATTATCATTGAGTGCACGTAAACAAAAGACGATAGTGATTATAGCATTAATTATTTCACTTTCTTTTATAATAAGTGACCATTTCGGACTACTTGTTTATGAATTGGATTTAAAAAAGAACATCTATAATAATTTGCTTCTTGATTTGTTAATTCCATTATCTTTAACAGTAGTCATATGTTTCATTGGATATTATATTTCTAGAGTGCCAGAAGCGAAAATACTGGCTACACTTGGTACATTGTCTTTATCGATCATGTATCTACACATTCCGATTAATGCTATAGGTAGATATTTAACATTTGATTATGGAATATTCGCATTTGCGTTAATTGGAATAACTATTCCTATATTAATCAACATCTTTTTTATAGATAAATTCTTTATTACAAGGTTTTTATTTTTAGGGAATACTACAAAAAATAAAAACTTTAATCGTCCATTAAACAAAAAGGCGTCTTAACCTCAAGAGTGATTACTTTATATAAGTAATCACTCTTTTATCTTACTAACATAAATCCAATATTGGTATTTGTACCTGGTGGAGTATCCCAGTTCACTCCAAACGTTGTTGTTGTCTTATTAGTTATCCAAACGCCACCTGCTTTCCATTCGGGCGTTGCTATAACGGAGTAATTCGTGTCCAATTGCGTTAATGATGATGGCAAAGTTACTGTTATGCCGTAGTTACCAGAATATACTTGTTGTCTACCGTTTGGATTTGTAGTTTCTGTCATTCTTTCATTCTTAGTTAAACCTATATTACCTTTACAGAAACGATACACATCTGCCGTCGTCCGCCCGTTAGGCGCTAATATAGCCGATCCTGTGTAAGCATCTGTGAAATCATTAGATTCTACACTGTAATCGACGTATGAAGGCCAACTATCAAAACGAATAGCATATGATATTGAACTAGCTCCTTTTCTCATGCTATTACCTAATACTTTTATATACATTTTACTAAACGGAGTGATACCTCCGTCATTCATGAAAAAGGCAATGTTAGTCAACACTGAAGATTTAAATTGATTGTCTTCAATAATTAATGATGAGAAGTCTTCATATGCATAAGAAGGTTTTGGATTTGTCGTATAATCCCAATTAAAGAAAATACCACGGTTACAATTTACAAATTGATTAACAGAAATTTTACAAACTCCAACAGTCGGTGAGTCGAATAAAACTCCACTTCCTGTAATGGAAATCTGATTACCATTAACAAGAAGATCTCTAGCGAATCCCATTATCTCTACACCGGATGTTAACTCTCCACGAATTTTATTGTTGGAAACAATGATATTTGAGACTTCAGATTCTGTATATGCAGCATGGTCAATGCCAATTGCTCCGAACGCTTCAAGAGCAATCGCATTTGGATAAAATTCAAAACAATTAGCTTTCGTTAACGTTATCGTATTGTCTATAACATTAACATAAGAACATTTATAATATGCATGAACGCCATGGTGCATAGGGTCACGAATAACATTTCCGATTACATCTACTTCAGTACATCTATGCAAAGATATATGGTCTTCTGGACAATTTTCAATGCGATTATTTAGTATTTTTATATTCTTGGATATTAAGCTATCACTTTCGGAATCAACCAGAATTCCAGCCCATGAACACCATTCGACAAAACAATTTTTTACGGTGATATTGCTCCCTTTTACCTGTATCCCACTGTATCCTAAATACTTTCCTGGTGGTAAGGTTGGGAATGATAAGTAATATTTTAAACCGTCCGATCCGACTGTGTAATTGTTTTTGGCATTACCGTTAATATGGATATCCTCAATAATTATATTGTCTGCGTTTAAGACAAAAACAGATGTTTTCGCTCCTTTACTATGCAAATAGGAGTTGTTTTTTACTTTAAAACTTCCGCCTCTGTCCATCGTGATTCTGCAACTGTAATTAACTAACAGTTCATCATTAATAATGTAATCCATTTTAGGGAAAAATAGCGTTCCGCTTTTCGTTTCAAAATAATTTAACGCACGCTGAACTCTTGCTGTGTCATCCGCTTCTGGTATTTTAATAGGGAATACTTCGGCATTTATTACCACATCATTTAATAAACCTATTTTGCTGTGTATAGCGTCCGTATGAGCTTTTAAAGTTTCATGTGCCGTTCCATCTTTTTCTACACGAGCTTGAGCTGCTTCAACCGACGAATCGCCTTCTATTACAATTTGATTCAACTGTTCTTGGACGGAATTAGATGTAACATTCGCGTTACTCGCTATTGTTTCCGCTTTATTTGCTATTTGTTCTGCTGTTTCTGCCTTACTTACAGCATCATTAACAGAACCTTGCATTCCAGACAACTCTCTAAAATTATCATTCAAATCAATGCGCCATTGTCTGTCCATGGTTGTCCCTAGATCTTTTATTGTCATGTTATAACCTCCTTATGGCGTTATGATCTATTTATTTATTTCTTCGTATAGTTGGCGAATTTGGGCTTCCAACTCTTCTTTTTGTTTTATAAGCTCTTCTTTCGTTTGAGAAAAATATCTTTCTTTTACTGTGTTTTCTATTTCAAGGTCGATTGCTTGTAATTCTGCAACCCGTCCGTTTAAAACTATCTTATAGTTCCAAAGAGTGTCTGCGATATAGCGATCAACTCTAAAGTAATGCATATAATCTTGGCTAGGGATGATACGTTGTCCGCATTCAACTTGTGTTATAATCCCGTTTTCATCCGAATCAGCATAAATAAACGTTTTAAATCGCTCGTTAAGTTCGTATTTTTCTTTCAATTCCATTCATGTCACCCCTCTTGCCATTTACTTAACACCCTTGCGTATGATGTATGATCTGCACTATTTGAAGCTGTTCTTAAATACACGTACTTCATTTCACCCGTCGGTACACCTAAATCAATTCTCGGATTAATATAATAGTTGTCAGCGATTGTTTTATTGTGTGATGTAAACCATAAATCTTTCCCATCATTATCTACTATTTTGACTTGTGCAGATGAACCAGGGTCAACCGCAAGACTCAATGCGAACACTAAATACCTTCCTGTATGTTTGAAGGTAAAGAAATTACAATTAGACCACGTAGTATTACGTGTTGCGTACCAATACGCACTATAGGCAACACCTGGTGACATAAATGGAGGTTCATGTGAGCTGACACCCATATCAAAGTTTGCAGTACCATCTATGATTAAGTTGTATCCATCCGCTCGCTCTATTTGTATAGCGCCTTTTTTTACATAAAGACCGCGATAATCAAATCTAGCGAAAGAATCTGATTTGGATGTAGTGGCTGTAATTCCGTTCATGTCCATGTTAATCGTTGTTGGAAGTGGTGCGGTTAAACGTAAATCCGTTCTAATTTGTTGCATTTTAGCTCTAACTTCATCAGGATTGGCCGTCCAATCCATTAGCACATCACCTTCTTGGAACGACATTTCAATTACATGTAATGTTCCAGTAGGTAATCCGTTGAAAATGTAAGGAGAGAAGTACAAATCTTTATCTGCCGGTGTTAAAAATGTAACGTACACCCTTTTCCACTGTTTATCTAAAATGGATTGATCATATTTGACGATGGTTGCCATTTGTCCGTTTGTATCTTTGGATGTATGCGCCCAAAAGTGAAGCGGTGTTAATTCTGTTCCGTTTCCTGCTGCAGAACCACGAACCATAGCGGAATACGTATAGTAAGTACCTCTTTTTAAAGGGATATTACCTTCTAGATATCTAACACCTTGTGGCATAGGAATCCTCAATGTACTTTTACCGTTATACACGACAGAAGTATCTACTACACCGCCGCCCTGTCCGTTATCTGCCCACATCGCGTTCCATTCAAAGTCAGATGTATTATAGAGTATATTCCTACCCCCACCTTGTTTCTTTGCGGGGTCATATCCTGCATCAAAAGTTGTTTCTGGACCAACTCGGATGTTATTCGCTTCAAATTGCCCTACAACCCCTACCGTTGCAACTAAACCTTCGTAAGTTAGCGCTTCTTTAAAGGTGTTCCCGCCATCACGACTAACCCCAATACCTGCACTATTGAAAGCAACAAGGTTGTTGGGGTTGTTAGGGTCACGAGCAAGTATTCCATTTTCGAAAAATAGTTCTGTCTGAGCGTTTTTAATAGCTTGTGTTGCACGTTTTACCGCTTCATCAAGAGCATTGTATATTATTTTTCCGTCATTATTCACAATGCCCTTCAATGATTTTTGTATCGCTTGAAGAAGTGTTCCTGATAAATCTTTTTTATAGTTAGCTAGTGTAACTTTACAACTGATTATCTCTAATTCATTATTAAACTCTTCATCAATCTCCATGATTCTCGTTTCGATATCTACATTCATAGGCTCATAAATTAAAAGAACCCGATCTCCTTCATTCGGAATAATGTAAGGATATCCGGCTTTTCTTAAATCTATAAAATCAAGCGTCATACTGATAACGGGAGTGTCTTGCAATGATTCTTTTAAAGCGTTATCTAATCCTGATATTGTAGTGTAGTGTTCGTCATCGATCATAGGAGCTTCAAGAAAACCAAATATGTGAACATTTGGACTTGTATACTCCCTCATTAATCCATCTTTGCCATACCCTCGAATGTATGTAGCAAGTGATTTTGTATCAATTGTACGTTCGAAGGTCTTTATATTAAAGTTATACCTAAATTGAAAATCAGTATCTTCGCCAATTTTCGTTTTAAATCTAACTAAGTTTCCACTAATAGACATTTCTGCTCTATATCTCTCTAGAACTTTTTTCAACAAAGATAAGCGATTGTCTTTCCCAAAGTTCTCGAAATCTCGAGCATAAAACGAATCAATTATTGCTGTTTGATACCCAGTTCCTTCAAATACAAAGTCTAATGCATCCCGTAATGTCATGCTTCCATTACGCACTTCGTATTTTTGTTTATCAATCATCTTTACAAAGAAATCATGGATACATTCAACTTGTTTATAAAATGTATTTCCGATATTCCGTTCAGCTATAGACTTAATTACATAAGTCTCTCCATCAAATTCGACTTTACTTTCTTCTTGAACAAGTGGGAAAGCGTATTTATTTTCTTCTGTAGGTATGATGAGAAAACTAATAACTTTTTCTCCGTTCACTTTTCGAATACGATTAAAACTCTTAAATCCAGTTAATATTTCTGTGTTCCCTAATACATCTGTAATTGTAATTAAATTCAAATATTCACCTCCCAACTATAGATAGTAAAATCTAAAATCGAATGAAATAGAAAAAGCGCCAGTAGCGCCTGTAATTTCAAAGTCGTTAAATCCTGAATTTAGTGTAATCAGCTTTTTATTTGTATCTCGCACAATAGATAAGCTGTTCTTCGTGAATCTCACTTGATCTAAACGGATTATGTCATTTACTGAAGTAGTTCCTGTATAAGACCACTCATCTCCAGTTGTCTTATTTTTAATCTTTAGGTTGGTTGAAGCACCTTTGAACGTAATCAACAAAGGCATTCTTCGTGGGTTGAGTGGAACATTGCCAGCATTATAAATACGGAAGGCAGAGGTGGAGTGGACATACTTTGGATCTTCAAATGTTAATCCTTGTCCGATCTGCCACAAACCTAAATCAATATCTAACGGAGTCAACGTAGTCCCTATTGATTCGGCGAAAGGACTAGCTGATATGAATTTAATATCAAAAAAACCATAAATCCTTTGCTGGTCTATTTCATATTCTGACTCACATTTAACTAACCATTGTTTACCTGGATTACGCTTATCAATAATATAAAAAGCTTGCCTACTATCAAATATATTGAATACTTCATCTCGAAATAGCGCATAGTCCCGCATATCATTTGCTTTTATATAGAAAGAGCAATTGATTTTACGCGGACCATAAACAGTCCCTAAATCAATTGCTCCATGACTTCCTTCTATTTCCTCATAACTATGCTTCGGAGAAGGCGCTGAAGGATTAAAATCTCTTGTTTCAACACCGATTTCATCCAAATCAAATATAGTTCCGTTTAACAATTTTACAATTGTGCCGAGTGTTTTGATATTTCCCAATCTATCAGCGTCCTCCTTGCATATAAGATTTTATTTGGATTTTACCTGCTTGCATGTCGTCTAGGTATGGCTGACTCGATCTTGCAATTTCGTAACCGTCTAGCATTACTACATTCTCTATTACTATATTTCTTGATGGATTATTCGCATTGTCAACTTGTGAGTTTGTAGTTTGAATACTTTTCGAATTACCTTGTCCTACACTAGATGGAACTGATGAAATACTTGCAGGTGTTTTGTATCCAGCAGAAACCATTGGAATTGAAGGACCTGATACAGCGCCCATTGCAACATCACCAAGTGATATTCCTTCTGACAATGAATCAAATGCATCCTTTACGGTTGTAGCCATATCTTTAGCTGCACGATACACCGGATTCTCCATGGAGCCGATACCTTTAACTAATCCCTGCCCAGTGTAAATCCCCAAGTCTCTCATAACACGAGAAGGAGAATGGATATCCAATATTCCTGATACAGCACCAGCGATACTACTACCAAGTTCTTTTGCTGCTGATACAGCCGAACCAATCATAGAACCAATACCGCCAATTAAACCTTCAACGATGTTAACACCAATGTCGAATAAATTAACATCACCTAATGAATCTAATAATTGTCCACCTATTTCGACTCCGGAGCTGAATACTTCGCCAAGCAAACTCAAGATCCCATCAATTAGAGCACCTATTAGTTCTACGCCAGCCTCGAGTATCTGTGGTAAATGATCAATAATCGCTTTAATTAGCTCAACCATTAATTTGATTCCTGCCTCAACTAATTGCGGTAGGACTTTAATAATCCCGTCTATTAATTTCGTTAATATTTGTACTCCCGCATCAATAATTTGTGGTAAATTCTGTACAATAACCTCCGTGAACTTATTGATAATTTTTATTACTGCGTCAATAATTTGCGGAAGAACCTGAATAATCCCTTCAATAAGTTTAGTTAGAATCTGTATACCAGAATCAATGATTTGCGGTAAATTTTGAATGATAGCATCTGTTAACTGTGTGATGATTTGTAGCGCTGCATCTATAAGTTGTGGGAAAATTTGAATGATACCTTCAATTAATGAATTAAGAATTTTAATCCCAGCATCAATAATTTGTGGCAGATTCTCGACAATAGCATTCATTAGAGTCGTTATTATCTGAATTGCTGCATCGATTAATTGCGGTAAGATCTGAATAATCCCATTAACAAGCGCCATTAAAATTTGAATACCTGCATCAATTAATTGTGGAATCAACGGAATAATAGCTTGTACTAAAGTTGTAATAATTTGGATTGCTGCATCTATAATTAAAGGTAATACTTGTGTAATCCCTTGGACTAACGCATTAATAATTTGAATTGCAGCCTCAATAATCTGAGGTAATGCTTGGACAATGGCATTAACGAGTGTTTGTATCAAGGAAATACCAATTGTTATAACCTGCGGTAACAGCGTTGTGATCCCTGTTATAAAGGTTGTAACGATTTGTAAAACGGCTGTTACGATTTGTGGCAGTGCTTGTGTAATTCCTTGCACTATTCCAGTGATTATTTTAACTCCTTGTTCTAGAAAAACAGGTAATTGAGTCGTTACAAAATTCGTTAATCCGGCAACTAAGTTATTTAGGATTTCCCCAAACTTGGTAACCATTTGAGCGCCACCGACACCAGTTGCTTCTGTCATTCTTGCAAACATAGTGCCAATTCCGATAATTAATCCTGGTATACCACCAATCAAAATAGCTAATATAGACGGAAAAATCGTTTTGAATACTTCAGTCAGTCCAGAAAAATCACCATGGAAAGCTTGTACAATAGCTTCTTTCATTTTTCTAAACGCTTCTTCAATTTTACCTACGAATTTATTGATTCCTTGTATTACCTCATCGCTCATTCCAATAGAACTAAGCATTTTTTCGCCATTTATTTGGCTTCCGAATACCAACTGGAATAAGCCTTTGATCGCTGTTACAGTATTATCAATAGCTTTTCTAAACGGCTCTATGTTTTTATATGCATACGTAAATCCTACTGCCATTCCAGTAATTGCAGCTGCTACTGCCCATGCTACAGGAGTGGCCATTGCTAATACAAGAACAGCAGGTTTGATAACCATCCATAATGCAGCAAACGCTGCTCTGTAACCCAATAATAATCCCATTCCTGCACCTAATGGCAACAATAGGAGAGTTAAGGCTGGAACGAGCATCATTGTCCCTTGAATGAATTTTGCTAAAGCTGGATGCGCTTCATTAAATGCTATAACCATTTTCGCCATAGCGTTGACAAAATTAAAAATCGGAATCATTAGAGCTGCAAAGGCGTCTCTCATCGGCTGTAGTGCTTTTGTTAACGACTCCATCATATTTTTATACGCTTCTGCATATTTAGGGTTCATTTCCATGTTAGCTTGATGCAATTTCCCATAAAACAGTGCAGCACTTACACCAACAACCAGGAAGGCTTGAGTCATCCCCATAATAGATTGGTTAATGATTCGAATTTGATCATTTAACTGTTTAGCATTAGCTGTTGGACCCAAAAACTCTAAAGCGAGCTGCGCTGCACTACTTCTATTCGCTAACCTTTCCATTGCATTAGTAGCCATTAATGTACCACGTGATAAGTTATACAATGGATTTCCCATGCGTTGTAAGTTAGCCTGTAGTTTGCTGGACGTAGTAGACATATTGTTCATCATACCGATTGTTTGGAGTATAGATGCCTGTGCCGCCACATCATTCGCCATCATTGCGTCATTAGCAGCTTTTTCAGCAGCGCCAATTGCATTAATCTGAGAAATTAAATCCTGAGCACTACCGGAATACGTTTCCATTCCCATAGCGGCATCCAAATACGCTAATTTCGTGCGTTTTAATTCTTCAATGTGCGGGCGCATTGCTTCTCGTTGTGCAGCTTTCAGTTGCCTTAATCGTTGGCTATATTCGTTATTTGCATCCCCCATATTCTCGATACTTCTTCGATACTCACGAGATGTACGGTTTGTCGTTCTAACAAAATCATTTAATTGACTTTGCATAGCCGCCATTTCTCTTCGTATCTGATCCGTCTCAGCCCTAAACTGAACAACTAATTCCTCTTGTGTCGCCAAAATCTCACCTACCTTTCAATCAACCTAAATTGAGATTTTGTAAGAATTTCATGTCTTCCTCTGCTCTTATTGCACGATTTTCAATTGTTTTTTTCTTCTGTTCATCAGTAACCATTTTGGATCTATCGAATAAATCTTTAGGTTTCATACTCTTCTTTGGGTTACTGTGATAAACCGAGCGCATCATAAGAGCAAATATGCTATAGGTTTGTAATTCATCTAGATATTGTTCATTTCTCCCCGTCATCATATTTTGAAACTCGCGAGGAGTCAGGTTCATTACCTCACTTGGTAATAAACCTAAATACCTAAAACCATCCTGTTGCACCTTGTCTATTTCTTCTCTAGAGAAGTCTGCGGTTCGTCGTCCGTTCCGTACATCTCGTCCGCCATCTCTTTCAGTTCCGGATTCTTCGCTACTAATTGTTTCTTCATTCGTGCTTTTAATTTCTTCGTTGTCGCTTTGTAGAAAAAATTATCTGCTACCACTTCATTAAGAACTTTATCAATGAAATCTTGCGAAATTTTCTCCGCCTCGAATTGTTTTACGATTTCAGTAACAACTTGTTCTCTAGTAATCCCTTCATCTGTATGCATTAATCCAAAGTAAATAGCATCTTCAAACATCTCTAAATCGCCCTGCAAACAAGAACCAATAACTTCTTGCGCGCCACCTTTATACTTTTTGTTTAGCTCAGCAATTGCTTTATAATTAAGTTTTAATTCATGTTCTTTTCCTTTAATTTCAAAACGCATATATATCAATCTCCTTTTGATTGGATGTTATTTTCAAATTTAAAAAGAGTAGGCAGTTTAGCCTACTCTTAAGATCCTGATGGTGGTGTAACTGTTTCTCCTGCACCAGGAGGAATTGTTGTTAATGTTTCCTTACGTACCGAACCAGAAAGTTTTGATTCTACAGAATAAGTAACAAATTCACCTGTAGATGATGATCTTTCAAATGAATTAAGCATGTAAGTTCCTATTTCGGCTTCTAATGTGCGTTTATTAATTTCGTAAATCTCAATATATTCTTTCCCTCGAATAGCAGCCTTCGCAGCTGGATAGAACGGATCACCTTCTGAAAGAGTACATGAAAATGAACGAGTTTCAGATATTTTTCCATAATCAGTAATTGTTCTATCCTTTGATTCAGCTTCGATTTCGTCCGCTTCAATACTATGTGAGTCCTCTGTTTGGTCAAAAGGACGCACTAAGGATTCTTTCGTTGGGTCTGTAGGATCTTTGATTTTCGCAGCAATTATAAATTCATCGCCGCGATACATTTTATTTTTTACTTCAGCCATCTATATTCACGCTCCTTAATTTGCGTAAGCTTGTTGGTATTCAAAAATCATTGTTAATTGAGATGAACCGACTCCACTTGGAGCAGTTGTTACTCGTTTAAAATAAACCGTGTCAACCGATTCACTTCCATCCTCATTACGTAGGTATAGAATTCGACTGCGTCTTATTTTGTCTGCGATTCCTTCTGCAATTTGCATAGCTTCTGATGAAGTTGCATAAAAAAACCTTACTGTCATCGTGTACAGTAAGGAAAAGCTATCTTTTGAAGTTCCTAAATCATTCGTTGATAAGTGCGGGAAGTAAACTGAAGGTACTCTTATTTCTTCTGGAACCTGCTCGTGATAAGCAAATGTACCTTGCGGCAGGTTATCAAAGACGAAAGCTTTCATAGAACCATGTATTTGTGCATACATAACCTAACCTCCATTCACCCACTGACGGAATTTCCGGTCAAATGCAGTTTGGAACATACGCTCATAGATTGCTATTGCATTATCCCAATAAGGACGACCTTCTATGAATTTAGCAGTTAGCATCATTCCACTTTCACGCTCTGCTGGATCATATTCAAAACTTCCATCTTCCCATCGTCCGGGCACCCATCTACGGGCCTGTTGCCATCCGTCATTTTGCGCTTTCGCATAACGAATTGAAGTTCCGACATCAAGTACTAATCCGCCATCAGAAGACCTCCATACATTTCCCTCATCACCTTGCGTGAACGAATTTAAGAGCATTCGTGTATCGACAACGCCTAATGAAATTACTTGGTTTTGTACTTCCTCTAAAAACTGAAATCCGCTAGCTTCAATCCATAAGGCTACGTTCTGATCTAGTCCGTTTGCCATACGATTCAACTTAGCACTGAACTCGCGGAATCCTCTAGTTGTTATTTGGCTAGCCATGGCTCACTCTTCCTTTCTGCAGTGGCCTTTATATGTGAAACCTCACCAGTACGTGGATTTGTCACTGGAAAAGGATTGCGTATATAGTAAGTTACATTCGTATCTTTTTTGATTACTTTGTCATTATGCTTAACATCAGCATCCGACATAAACAACACTCTAATCTCTTGGGTGTTTAATTGGTTTGGCGCTGATTGTATAGAAGTAGTTGTACTTTCTATAAAGTAGCAGATTTGTTCTGCTATATCAGGGGTATCCTTGTATGAATACACTTCTTCTCCTGGTTGCCCATACTTACCTGGCTTTGTTTCTTTCTGCAAATGGTAAATATCACATTCATGGACCATCATTCCTTGTAGAGACATTAAATCGTCCTCATTTTGAATATGACTTTATTCTTTCCTGTGTTAGGTATAAACCCTTTTAATAAATTAAGTACATCGGGTTTAGTAATACTTGAGCTATCCTTTGTATATGAATAATCACCACTACCAACACTTTCAGACTTAATACCTTTCATTGCGGTTGTATCAGCGTTCGTATAAGCGTAATACTGCGCTAACTTCTTGCAAGCGAGTTTTACCACTGCTGGCACTTCAGGATATTTTGTCTTATCATTAAAATCTATTTTAGAAAGATTATAAATCTCTGTTTCCGCTTCTAAAATATCTTCTAGCAAAAGAGAAACAGGACGCTGCTTCACTTCTGCTAGAACTGTATAATCAATTAATTCTTGAGCAGTAATAAGTGCCATACTTATCACTCCCTTATTTAGTTGTTGTAATTGTAGAGTTTACTGTCGAGTTTGGAGCAGCTGCATCTACAACAGTGGCCACACGATGTTTTCCGTCATTAATGTGCTGGTTGTATTTTGATTGCACATCGCCAACTTGAGCTTTTAATGAAGCTAAGTCATCGGCAATGCCTAGGAGAATCGCCGCTAAATCGGAACTAACATAAGAACCACCTTGGCCTATATCCTTTGGTACTTTAGCCATGCTTATTCTCCTTCTTTCTGTTCTTTATTCTGAATAACTATCTTAGTTTTAGGTTGCTTGAATTCTTCTAGGTCTTCATAAGCTTCTAAAAGTTCATCGCGCTCTTTTGCAGTTACTTCTTGAGGTTCTCCCGCATAGAAAAAGCGCCCTCCACCGATGTGAAGAACGCCACTTTCATGCTTGAATTGTACAAAAGCCATATTATGAACCTCCTATTTTTATAATTTAGTTCCTGTCATCCATGCTACTGCATCAACTTCACGAACGATTGCATCTAAGTAGGCGAATAGGATATGGTATGTTGCATCTTTAGCAGCAGCAGTTGCACCTTGAGCAGTACGGTTGTAACGTACATCACGAGTGAATACAGGCGTGAAGTTAGCCATTGGCGTAAGTGCTACGAAACCACTTTGCATTTCTGCTACAATTTCAACCGGATATCCAGCAAGACGTGTCACTTTACCATCAACAAGTACTGCATCACCAAATCCAGTAGTACGAGCTGAAATTAAAGCTACAAGTTTGTCATGAACCTTTTGGTTAAGGAACCAAGCGATATCAGAACGAGACTTGTATTTTTCCGGCAGTACTTGAATATGGTTAACGAAATCCATAATTGTAGGATCATTAGTCGTTAAATCTGTTTTATTTGTAGATGTTTTAGCTTTCTTAACAAAGCCATCAGTGATTTTTAAGAATGGATCCGCTGAAGCAGTATCACCGTTGAAAATTAAATCTTGTAAATCAACACCGAACTGGCTTTGAATCATCCCTACGATTACGCTTTCTACATTCTGTCCACGAGAAGCCATTGCATAATAAACATCATCATTTTGCAACCATTCGTCCCACTTAACCTTTTTAACATTGTAAGGAATTTGGCGTGGTGTAATAGCATCTGTTCCTGTTGGTGTATCTGTTTTAGAAGCTAAACGCAATTTACGTTTCCCTACTGATAATGCATCTAAGTTACCTGCTGGAGCAGATGTATAAACAGGCCCTAGTTTTGGTAGAGTCGAAGCGTTATTAATTGTATCAACAAGGAATGCTTGTGCTGCACCTGCCGGTAATGGTACGTTTACATCCTTTAATACTAGTTCTGTAGAACCACCTGCAATAATTTGTCCGTTATTCATATATGTGTTTCCTCCTTAGTTACCAAAGTATCCAGCGTAACCGCCAGCAGATTTTTGTACATTTGTTTGACCATCAGTATCTTGTTGATTACTGATACCTTGAGACTTTTTAATTTCTTCTAACTCCTTTAAGATTGGAGCAGTAGCGGCTTCAACAGCTTTCGCAACCGCAAGTTCCTCAGGTGTCTTTTCTGGTTCAATATTTAAATGTTTTTTAACTGTTTCTAACTCCTTTTTAAGAGGTGCTACAACATCTTCTAACGTTTTCGCCAATTGTTCTTGGTTCATATTATCTTCCTCGCTTCCTGCGCCTTCCGGTGAAGGTGTGACGCGTGTTTTTAGATTTGTTAATGATTCAATAGCTGAATCGATATCAGCCATGTTTGGAGCACTGATTTTCTTACCTGCTTTTTCTACTTCTTCAGCAAGAGATACAACAGGTTTGTTCTCCCATGCTTTCACAACAGCTTCTGTCCCTTTTAATTCATTGATAATTTCAACGAACTCTAGTGCAGCTGCTTCAATGCGATCTAAGTCGATAGCGTCAGCAGTAGGTGCATTCCAAAGAGATTGATAGAAAGTATCTTCTAGAGCAGAGAAAGAAGCGTTAACGTCACGACGATGTTTATTCTGGTTAAATTTATCTCTAACCTCGCCTTTCGCAACTTTTTCCCCACCAAAAAAGCCCTTCATCAATTGGAAGAAGGACTTCATTTGTTTCTCTTCAGTTTTAGTTACTTCTTCCTCAATCACTTCTGTTTCTGCGACTCCTGCAAGGGAATAACCTGTGTAATTTCCTTTTTGAATGGATTCCCAAATCTCGTCAGTCGCCTTAGTAACAAGTACCCACGAGCCTTTGATGATCGTCTCGCCATTCACTTCCATATCCGTAGGAGCGATGTAACTTTCAACTACTTCTCCTGCTCCTGCGTTAAAGTCATGTTGGGTATCAATGTTACGGTATTTTAAGATGAAGTTATGAGCAGATTTTTCGATATCTGACGCTTCCATAAAATCTCCATGACTATCATGAGTTTCTGGTTTATCAGCGCTACCCGGCTCATATACAACTCCATACACAAGCTTTTGCTCTTCATCTTCACCTTTTATAATTTTCACTTCTTTTACGAAGTTAGGTTTATCATCACTTTTTGTTAAGAAGAATTTCTTCTTATTAGCTCCCTTGTCCACAATGGATACATAGCTTACATCCACGTTTTTAAGTTTTCTTGGCATTTGTTCACCTCCTTTCAAGGTTTAGGCTTTACAGTGAATCCACTCATTGTATAATTAGTGAACTCTTCAGTTGACGCTTTTATATTTATTTCGGTGATTCCATGTATTTCTTCACCATTTATAAAGACTTCACCACATGGTTTATTGTCACGTGCCACAAATATCAAAGCAGGTGGTTCATTAAATTCAAGAGCGAACTTTTTTTCTGGTTTAGATGTTTGTAAAGGACGATCAAGCCTATCTGCTTTCATATATACTTCTGAAGCGTCAGAGTCATCATTATCTGAGTACTTGTAAATATCAGGGTTCATCTGATTCTTTCGATTTGGTTTAAAACGAACTAGTAATGTATACTCTTCAGCATATTCCGCCGCATCAATAGAATCAGTAGTTAGTAAACTACAATGAGTTATTGTATCTTTCGCTTTAATAAGTTCTGTTATGTGATTTATGGAAAAATGATTTAACTCCATTGGTTTCAATCCGAAATATTTACTAAGAGACGCATATAAATCACTCACAACTTTGTTGTATTCTTCTATATGTTTCATTTCTTACTCAACTCCTTTAACGTTTCTTCCCTAATCTGTTGCTTCTCTTCTTCAGAAAGACCTAGTATGTTGTTATCTACTGCCGGCTGAAGAACGCATTTGCAACGAACTCTCTCTTTAGCAGATAACGAACTATCACGAGGAAACATGCAACGCTCACCTGAACCAGGCAATTCAAACTCTTCTTCTACTGGAACCGTTGTGCCGTCATACGCCACATGATTATCACGAGGCTGGTTATTCTTTGCGCCACTATGACGCCACTTCTTACCTGTAACGGCAGGGGATTGGCGATATGATTCAAATTGAGAAGCGGAGCATGCTGCGAGGACTTCGGTCTGTGCTGTTGTCTTCGCTCTTTTACGGTCAAATTCTGGAAGCTTCGCAAGTTCTCTCGCAATCTCCTTAATGCCCTTCCCTTTCTCCAATCCCTCATTTAAGATACGCTCTACTGCTTTGTGAGAGTTAATCTTCATGATCTTACCCAATTCATCAGACCAATTATCAATCCACTTTGTAGTGCGTTTTGAGAAGATATTAAACTGGATATCCGGGTCAATTGCATCCATAAAAGCAGTAGTCATATCCTTCATCGTGTAATCGAGAAATTTCCTAGCTGCTTTGCTCAAACTTTTAGCGAAGGTATCTGCTCCAAATAGGCTACCAGTAACAAAGTCGATAATATCCTTTATCTTGATACTCTTCTCTACAGCGTCCTTTTTCGTATAGTTCTTAATCCCATCAATAAAGTACTTCTTCTGCTTCCGAAGTAGTTTAGCAATTTCCTTTTCGAATTCCTCAACGTATCCTGGTAACATGTCCAATACTTCTAGATCAGCAGGCAATGAAGCGGTGAAATCGTCAGTATCAGCCTTTTCAATCCACTCGTTCAATGAATCCAGTAGCTTATCAATCTTCTGCATCTTGCATCGACTCCAATAAGTCACGTAGGTCTTTCATTACATTGACTAAGTCCTCGTTTGAATTCGTACCAGCTGACTTTTGTAACTGTTCACCCAATCCTTTATCCCAGCCACTAACCTTTCGTTGTCGCTCTAATACTAAAGCAATAGGTTGTTCTGCTTCTGGTATATCGTAATCCGAGAACTCTTTATTTAGCATATTGCTGGCGATATTACGTACATCTTGGAATGTTAATCCTCCCTTATCAGCAAGTACCTCGATGGTTTTAACCATATCTTCCGTGTTACTAATCTCTGACTTACGCAGGTTCACATATACGTGTTTTAATCCATATGGAAGCAGCAGGACATTATTGATAATGAACTCTAAGTTATTACGCTCAGGTTCAAACACCTGCTCCTCTGTTATCTCTCGTACTGATTCAGCAGTTGCTCTGTTAAAGTCACGAATATAGCCAACATACACATCTGGTAAACGGAAAGCAGATTGTACCTTCTGTCGTGATTTCTCATCGTATTCAAGAAATAGAGCGTCATTTTGCAGGATATCCGCTAAAGATTTAAGTTCAATATCAGCAGGGACTGGCTCTCCTGTAGCTTCATCCTCACCTGCTTTAAGTTGTAACAGTAGAAACTTATGTTGATTATCTTCCCCTTCAATAGAAGAAGCGTAATCAGCTAATGCCGCTTCACTATCATCATCAAGGAGACCATTCTTAATTATCATGGCCATAGGAATGTGTCGACCTTGTTTAAAGTAACGTAGGTTCAGTTCCTCAGCTTTCCTCGCTCCTACCATGTGAACTACATGAGATAACCACCTTGGGATTCCATACGCTCCATTACCAATCTTAAAATGAAGAACTTCTGTCGCTTCGTTTTCTCCATGTGAAGCAACACCATACTCACCTGTTTTCTTATTCAAGAAACGCGAATCACCAAACTCTTTAAAGTAAATTGTATTAGTATCAACTTCTTGTACGTATCTACGGAAGAATTTCTTGCGCTTTATAGTCTTTCCATTGATTTCATACACGACCTCTTGTGGTTCCTGGTCCTTGCGCATCACTCTCATGTATTGTGGCAGCATGTTTATAAGTTCTGCAGGTCTTTTCTCCATATTACGAATTACTTCAATATACCCGTTTCCCGTCGTTTCTCTGTCATCTATAACTGTCTCCAACACCTCTTTAAATGGCTTATCGAAACTGAAATAGGGAATAACCTCATCATTTACATAAGACCATTCGTTTTTCATTTCAACTGTTTCTTTAACATCGCCTTGCTTATACTTCATTTCATGACCAAATCCAGCGATGTTTCGTTTGTAAGCATCAATACATTGGCCTAAGATTGTGCTGTTCTCTCTGATTTGTTGCAGGTCTTCAATCCGATAAGGTGGATCGATAACTCCGTTTATTGCATTCTTTTCTGCAGGTTCTTCTTGTTGCCGAGAAATAACAGGATTAGAAACACCACCTGCACCTTTTATAACAGATACCTTATATTTACTAGCCATTAAGTACCTCCTCTCTAATACAGTCGTCGTTTAGATTCTTTCTTTACATTGTCACCCTTTAAGTCTGGTACTTCATATCCATCTAATGCATACCAGATAGCACTAAATGAGTGAGCATCTATATTAAACTCATCAGGGATTAAATTCCCGTTACGATCCTTCTTAAATGTCAGTGTTTTCAACTCACGTCTAGCACTAGGACACGCAGAAGAAACGAATATCTTTTTGAAACGTCTCATTTTCTTTGTGTTTGCAAGTCGAGAACCTGGGAATTTCTTTGCACCACGCATTTTAAACCCTTGCTGTCTGTAGTACTGAATTGTTTTAGGCTCTGCACTATCACCAAAAATCAACTCTCCAGTTTCTTTGAATTCAATGATGTCTTTGTAAGTTAAATCGTCTGTCTTCCCTTTATCGTAGTACTCCCAATAGATATATAAGTGCTGCTCCTTCTTATCAATAGCAACACGATATAAGGCGTTATACGATGTAACAAAACCAAAGTCCATCCCTGCACGGAACATAAATTTATTAGCATTATCCGCTAATATTTGTTCCATTACATCAGCATCCATATCATTATAGTTAGGAAGGACACGCTCACCATGAGCGCCGAATCTCCCGTGCCTTGCTACTCGATATAAATCAGGATCGTATTCTTTTGTTTCTTCTAACTCATCGATATAGGATTGAGGAAGAAACATATTATCATCAGCAGTTGAATGGTGATAATACACACCGTTATGAATAACTGTTTTCTTCTCGTATACCTCTTCATCATCAATAACAAAGCGATCATTCAATTCATCTTTGAAGAAATGCGTATAAACCCAGTTTTCCTGAGATACTGGGTTAGTGCTTAATATGATGTGAAGTGGTAAATAAGGATGACGTATACGTTTACGCACCTCTTTAAATCCTTCATATTTAACCTCACTGGATTCTTCAAGCCATACAACCGAAACATCATGAATCGACTTCAATTTCGCTGGCTTATCCATCCCTCGGAATATGATTGTACTTCCGTTAGGGAACTTAATTTTCATAGGTGATTCAGTACTCTTTACCACTTTAGAAAGTCCCAAATCCTCTATAATATCAACAAAAAGAGCGAAGCAGCTTTCTTTCATAGTCTCGTATACTTCCCTTATTACAAGGCACTTTCTCTTTTCTTCAAGTAATTTCAAGAATATCTTAAAAGCAGTATGATAACTTTTCGAAGAACCATATCCGCCGAAAACAAAATAGTCTTTATGGTCCCAATTAAAGATATACTCTTCAAATCGTTCATTTATTTGTTTCTCAATCATGATCGCTCACTCTTTCTAGTAACCACAATTTCGATTGGACCATCATTTTCATTACCACTTAACTTCTCGACTTCAGCTTTTGTCTTTTCAATGCCGAGCTTCATCTGCTCTAATTTCATACGTCTTTCATCATCTATATTAGCTAACTTGTCAAAGTCTCTAATAAGGGAAGCTAACGTACTCATCGCCCTTGACTGGGCATTTAAGAAAGTAGCGTGTTTGTCCCAAGCGAATTGAATTTCATACTCTCTTTCTCCATATGTTTCAATCATTTCGCTAGTCTTATTACCTTCTTCATCCTCATCAGCTTCAATATCATACTGCACTTTTTCTTTCTTTAGTTCCTTGGTCATATCTTCCTGATCTACTACAAACATCAATCGTTGCGCCCTAATAATAGCCGTATACTGAATCGTTATGTTTTCCCATAACATATCAATCGGATTCTTTTCCATGATCTCAGCAGCTAAGTCAGCTACATCTTCAGGGAAGTGTTTACGGAAGAACCCGTGTGTTACGGCATTATCATTTTGTAAAGGTGCACCATGACCAACAGCGTTCTTATTACCCCATTTAGGATTCTTATTGCCAGGATTACCTACAGCATTCTTATTATTAATGGGTGCACCTGTCTTCTTTTGTGTGCGTACCTTTTCATTGTTTGTATGCACACTTTTTCTGTCCCATTTATATCTGGTCTTCCATGACTTTACGGTATTCACACTGACCTCATATTTCTCAGCCAGTTCCTTGTACTTCATACCTTGCATGTAATCTTCTTGAGCTAACTCGTGTTTTTGTTTCACTTCATATCACCCACCACCTTCTATATAATAGGAAGTAATTTGTCTAACTCCTCCTTGTGGTAATTCCTTAGGTTTATTTATTTTCTTTGTTTTCTAATTTGCTCTTTATTGATTTTACCTCTAATTCAAGGTTGCACAATTTGAATGATAGTTTTTCCAAATTGTCAGTACGTGATTTTAACCAACTTACTTCCATTTCCATGAAACACATCTTATCTTTAAGACGCTTCGCATCTGTAATGAAGGCTTTCCTTTTTATATGTTCTTTCTTAACGATAGAAATAATCTTATAGATCGTCACACTTGCTATCATACCTCCAACAAACGTTAATACTGTCGTGAACATCTTTCTACCCCCTTTATAAAATAAAAAAGCAGCGGATTCGCTACTTACTATTGTCTTCTGTTTGTTTTAACTCGATTGTGTTACATCCAATTTCACAAACAACACAAGATAACTCTAAATTCAATTCACGATCGATAACTTTTATTTGATCCCCTTTATTAACTACAGTTAACGGAGAATAATTATTATCAATCCCAACGATTTCCCAATTCACTCAATCACCTCAAAAAAATCGTATTTTTGTTATTAATACGAATGTAAACTTTTAGATATTAGTTTACATTCGAAACACTTATTTTATTGATTTTATGGCATTTCCGCTATTTACGACGAAAACACAAACAAAAGTATACATTCATATCATTGTTTTTATTATGTTTGTTAATTATCTCTATTTCTGTGCAGTTTTATTTCACTTCAATATCGCAATTCTCATTCGTCGCTACTTCCCAATCATCTTGAGTGATATGGCTAAGTGTAAATAAAATATCATTCGTTTCTTTTAAATTTATAACCTCACCTGTTTTTGTGTAGATAACTACATTTCTGTTTTCGTGTTTCCAGTACCCACGCCACTCTTTTCTTTTAATAGGTGTACCAGCAGTAAAGCATGCGAATAAGTCTTTAAACTTCATTATTATCCCCTCCTCTATTTTCGTTCGTTGTGTTCGTTTGTTTTGTAAGACCGTACAGCTTCATCGAATTTATCGAAGTGAAACGTAACTCCATCTTTGTTGCTACTAGCTAAAATAATTTCTTTCCCGTCTTCGCACAACGTCATTCTGTTCTTATCAATCTTAATCGTTCCAATCGTTCCAGATATAAAACTCATCCCCTCATCCCTTATTACTTCCACAACTAACTTCCATGGAACCATTAAATATATACAATCCTGACGATGACATTACAACACCTTCCTTATCTTGCGTCATCCCTTTTCTATGACCTATTTCATACCCACGCTTATACCCATTCTGACTAGCTTCACTTAGCATCTTTTTTAATTGTTTTCTAGTTAACAAGTGCATTCCCGTCACCCCTTGTCTTCCTTCATCGCTTTAAACTGTTCTATTTCTTTGCGTACAGATTTATCGATATCTATCTTTTCCCTCACTTCTTGAACACTACAGAATATAATTCCTAAAACAGCCCCTACACAGCATCCTATAATGAAATCTATCCATTCCATCCCCTCACCCCTTACTTACCCAACAGATAATCCACCCATTCAACTTGTTTCTTCAATTCCTCATCAGACATTTTCTCTAATCCTTTAAGAGTGTAATCTTCTCCAAACTCTTTTCCACCATCAATGACGAATTTGATCATTTCTTCTCTATTCATCCCCATATAAGCCACCCTGTCCCTAATCCGATTAAGAAGATAACAAACCCTATCCCAATGGCTTTTAGTAAAATTTCCAAAACGACTTCACCCAGTCCATTCATCATATCCCCACACCCCTTCTCTTTGAATGCAACACGTTTGCGCTTATCTTTACCTAGATAACCTCAGGAACTCTCTTAAACCGTCTACAACTTCTTTATCATTCTCTACAAGCTTACCTTTAACAAAAATATCTCCATTGCTTTTCAGAGATACCATTTCTTTTTCGCCCACTTTTAAAATGATACTGTCATGTGAAGTATCTCTTACTAACTTGTTCAAATCTCCGTTATGAAATGTGATACTCATTCCCTCTCCTCCTTATCTTTTCTTAACAACAAACAACTCACTAGCTTCTTCTTCTGTTAAAACACCCTTATCCACTAGAACGCCTAAAAGATTAGCGAATATTTTTGCGAAACTAGGGAGTTGATTATTTTCTGTTTTTTCCTTCTCACTCTTCATTTTCTCATCTCCTCCTTAACAACAAACAAGACGCCACCCAGATCACGGCAGCGCCTACGATAATTGCTATTGGTTTAATCATAACTTATTGGAACGGCCCTTTACCGGCGCACCAATTCGCTAATAGTTGGTCCTCATATAACGCTTTAAGGAACCCATTTTTGACTACTGGGTTGAAGTTAATCGTCTGTACAGGTTTCTTTTCAAAACGTTCCATAACCTTACCTAATTTCTCAAATGCTTCTACACACTCATTAGCTGCAGCAGTTAACTCTGCGATATTTTCATTAGCTTCTTTTGTATCAACGTCTACTTTAACGGCAGCGATATTCTTTTTACCGTTGTCCATCAATTCCTTAATTCCTGCTGTTTTCGTAGCTTTGTATCCGTGGACCTTAGCACATTCCTCAATGAAATCGTACATTTTTCTAACTTTAGATTGCTCTTCTGGTGTACACTCACCTTCAATTACAATTTCAAACTTAATTGTTCTCTCTTCCATCATTCATCCTCCTAAAGTTCATCATCTATCCAACCAACACTTTCATAGTCACTTGAATAGTCAATGTGCTCAAGTAGTTTAAACGCTTCGTAGCTAATTTCTGCAGCGTACCAACCATAGGCTTCGACATACTCTGTAAGATAATATTTGCCATCATGCTCTCTAACTACTTTCATAATCACCCTCCTAATCAAATATCCATTTCATTCAAATTCACGTTTAATGTGTAATTTCTATATAACAAAGAAAAAAAGCGTCTGCATTCAGACGCTTGGTTGTTCAGCTTTAATTTGTGCTTGTAAAATATTTAATGTTTTTTGAAGTTCTTCTTTCTCTTCTTCAAATCTTTGTTTTTTTCTCTCAATATCTTTTTCTAAGGATTCCAAAGTTCTTCTGAATGGGGCAATTCTAGAATTTTGGAATGATACTTTTCTTTCTTCTTCAAATGACTCACTTACAACTTCTAAAATTTCAATCTTTCTTGATAAAGTGTAAGCCTTAAGTTCGTTGTCTTTTTCTAATTTTTCGATAGCTTTTAATTCGTCTTCCAATTGTTTTTGCCATTTTAATAGTTCTTCCATAATATCTTGTGCCATTTCCCTATCACCTCAACTACATCAATTCGACATAATTAGATATAATCCTCTTTATATCAAACAAAAAGCCATCACCGAAGTGACAGCTTTCAAAGGGATGGGAGAAAAGAGAGAAAACAAATGGCAATAAGTATCTCTTCATTCCAAGGCTGAGTACTCTCAACCTTCTCCAAGCCACCGCATCATGTAATTTTTTAGCTCTTATTAGCTACGCGCTTTACGTTCGGTGACTAGGAGAAGACAAAGAATCTTCTCGTTTATGCTCCGTGGAGTCGGTCAATACTTCGGCCGTCTCATAGCCTTCGCAAACCATTTTGTTATATTTCGTCCCGTGACAGATGAAATATCAATGTGATTATATAAAGGGAATTAATCTTTATATACAAGGCAGTACTGCATTTTTCCACTGCCTTACTCTAGATAACAAGATTAGTCGGGGGACATACGCGGACAGGGGAATTATCCGTCTCATTATCTAGAGTAAAGGAGTGACAAGTTCCTTTACACCCTGTTTTATCCCAATAGTAAAAATCGTGAGTAATTACTACAGGTGATAATTCAAGTTACGTATACTACAGTTTTAAAACAAATGATTTTACGCACCAGAACAATTTTCATTCAATCATGAAAACCATCCCCATTCGTAGAAATCGACATAGCAAGAGTAATAGATTTATATCTATTTTCAGCACGGAAGGTGGATTCCATGTTGAATGATAGATACAAATTAGAAACAGCATGACGAATGCGAGTTATATCACACCCGCCACACTGGAATATGTCATTGTATTTAACTCATTAGTCTTCTCGTCTTAACGCGGGTTCGTACCGCCTTGCCCGCCCTACTATGCGGTATACGTTACCGTGACATTCTCGCATCAGAACATTCACTAATAGGAGTGTTAATCCTCTTCGATATGCGATTGTCAAAGGGCTGTCCAAAGCTCGTTAATGAGCTTGTAAGATAATGATACGGCGATTCCAACATTTAGATATCCTCCTCTTTCTCACCACTTTATCGGCTATTTATCGGTATTTTTTTCTTCTTTAGAAGTCTTAAACAAACATATTAATATAACTAACGACCACCAACTATTTGTTAAAGTGAAAATGTAGCCCGTCAAGGATAATACACCTAAATTCATTAATAGCATTGCTGTGTAATTGTTCATATTTATAACTCCCTCTCTTCTATATAATTCGTAATGCTGTAGCAATCGCCATAATCGCATTCTTCTTTTGAAAGTAAAACCAATCATTCTGCAGCATCATCTGAGCTTTAACGTTCTTATCACTTACCCATCCTGTGTTCTTAAGGTATTTACGTTCAATAATATCTCTCTGTTCAATATCTAACGAATGTTTTAACGCTCTCTTGATCTGCTTATATTTATAGTCATTCAGCTTTCTTGTATCACGTAGTTCAGGGAACAGTTGGATACTTTCATTAACACATTCCTCTTGATTCTTCATGCGGACTTCTAAAGCCTTATAATTGAATAGCTCTTTTGCAACTATCTTCTGTATCTGCTTGTACTCCTCATTCGTGATTTCTGGAAAGAATGCTAACTGCTCCATCTGTACTCCCCCTATTTCTGAATTTGTCTTTTTAACATCACATAAGGTACGTGAAATTTTACTATCTCTTTGTTGAATAAGGGAACGATACTTACAATACAGCCCCCACCACACTGTGAAGCATTGTTCCGTTATCCATTTCTAACGCAATGACATCGATGATTCATCAATAACATCAAGTAACTCTGATTTACTGTAAAAATATTTAGGTTTTACATAGAACTTCTTGCATAATATTTGAAGTTGTTCAAAGTTTGGCGCCATCCTTGATTGTTCCATTTCGAATTCTTTATGAAAGCTAATACCAAGTAATTCCGCCACATCTTCATTGAACAATCCGAACAGTAACCTTATTTCTTTCAATTTTTGACCATTGAACTTCCCCATTTCTATCCCTCCATTAAGCTGTTGTCTTCCTATAAAATGCTGCTATACGTTTCTCTTCGTCGTGAATTCTCCATCCGTCATCTAAATGGTCCATTAACTCCTTGTACGTGAATACATCAAAACTCCATACACGTTGTTTACCCTCAAAACCTTCTTCATTGCGGTGCAGCATGAATTCCCTTGTACCTTTGTATTTTGGAATCATCTACTCAGCTCCCTTTATTTTCTTATCCAACCTTTCTGCTTGTCCTTCATAACAACAACTAACTCCTGTTTATAGCGGTATTCAAACATCTTCTTCATATATGGAAAACGATCGTTAGCATACCCTTTCACATCAATTACTTCCTGCGTTCCATCTTTATAGGTAACAAGGAAATCTGCTGTGAATTTCCAATCTCTACGCTTCTTACGTTTGCCATCTCGTGTTGTAATATAAAACCCTTCAAGGAGCATGTACTGAGGTTGCAGCTCAATCTCAACAACCTCAGGATTACTCTTCAATACCAGGTAATACTCCGCTTCTGTTTTACTATCAAACTCAATTCCTAGCACTACCGTTTTCCTACTATTAATACGTCCTGTCTTCTTTTTACGTTTAAACAACTAGTAACCTCACTTTCTCTTCAAATGTCTTAAATGTTCTTTCTTTGGTGCTTCAGTGTGCCACAAGATATGCATTAATAATTTGATGTAATATTTAATGTGATATTTCATTACTATCTCTCCTACAAAAGGATTATTTTGTTCAGTTTTCAAACTTAGCTCTGCCGATTACTTCAACTTTTGTCATACTTATGAATTTTATGGATCTAATCGATGTTACTGTTCCCTCTGCACCATCAGAGAATTTGACCTTATTACCTACCGCTATATCTTCATTACTTACTATCATTCTGAATGGATGTATTTCTGATTTCATTTCTCTCTACCCCCTGAATAAAACTCAATATTCCGTCAATACTATAGACAACCCATTTCAAACCACATTCCATGGTTGGAGCAGTTAGCTTTTGCTGGCTGCTCTTTTTAATTCAAGTAATTCCTTCTCGAGTTCATCAATACGCTCATTCCTAATGTGGACATCATCTTTTAAAAACTCATTTTCCTCAAGTATCTTTCTCCGTTCCTTTTCTAGCTCGCTATATTCATGATAATTTGCTTGTATAATACCTTTTCGTTTCTCATTTTCTTCTGATTGATCTAGTAACCAGTAGATTGTATCTGTCTTAAACATAACTAAAGGGTCACTTGTGTATGCTTTTTCGACTGCTGCATCACATTTCTCTCTAATCTTTCGGAGATATAAATTCATATCCATTCCCCTTTTCTACAAAATGAAATTTTTATACTAATCTTCCTCAAGTTCCGTAACAGTTATATAGTTCCTAGCATTCTTCCGACTCGCTATTCTCCTTTGATACGCTGGTCTTGTATAAAAACGAACTGTCGCAGGAAGTACGCCCATATAATCAGCGCATTCCTGTATAGTGCCAATACATAGCAATGATTCACCTTTATAAACGACGTACTCCTTTAAGTTCATTTCTCAGTCTCCTTTTCGATTAAAATAACGCTTTTGTTTAGTTTTCTAACAATCCAACCACAATGCATGGAATGTACTTACTTTCTTTTTTCTCATAAATTTCTTCTACTGTTTTATAAACAGGAAATCCAACACATTCCCATTCAATCTTTTCATTAGGTTCCATTATTTGAACGCTAATTTCTTCTAACTCGTTACTTTCCTTTTGATTCTCCATGACAAAATATCCAACTGCTTCATATTCACTATTAGCTGCAATAACTTTTATAGTGGTCCAAATACCTTCTGAAGTTACTTTATAGAATTTCATTTTCATCCCTCGCTTTTTAATAAAATTCAAATTTGGTATTAATATCCGTTTGCTAGTCGATTATAGTTAACCTGGTTCTTTTCGGAATACGCCTTTCGCATATCTTCAAATGTCATCCCAAGTTTTAATCCGATTTTTATTAATGCATTAAGTGAGTTGCAGTAAGGGTGAAAATTATTTAAATCTGCTCTGTATATCAAATCAAACAATTCATGGTAGCTATTGCTGAAACTTACAACATTAAAATCTCCATCTATATGATGCATTTCTAAAACCGAAATAATATCCTCACTATGTCCGTACTTATTACCCAAACTAGCCATAAAGTGCATGCAATCTGCCCACTCATCATATTGACGTGTTTTGTTTATTGTTTTATTTTTCTTCCAGTACTTAAAGAACCCTATTTCTTGTGCGAGCTCTCCAAGTTCTACGTATAACGCTTGAGTGATATCTCCTGTAAGACTTTTGTCTTTTAGACTGTGCACCTTTACAATTTCGTTATCCAATTTCTCTTGCGCTTCGAAAATTTTTTGTATATTAATCATCTATATTCTCCTTTTTAAATTGATAATTTAACTTGACCTAAATCATCGATCTCTATTTCTGTTTTGTTTCGTTTGCTAAGGTTACAAGTTCGGCATAAAACCCTTAAATTCTCAGGAGTGCTATCTCCCCCTTTAGAAATAGGGATAATATGGTCGATATGAGCTTTATTTTCATCGTTTTTATTATTATCATGAACTTTCTTTCCGCAACATTGACAACTCCAGTTATCCCGTTCCAGTAATTCTGTTCTCTGTACTGGAGTAAATTTAACGAAATTTTTATTTGATCGTCTTTTCAAGATACTAGCGTATACTTTGTCTTTGTTTTCCATTTTCCATAATTTTGTTTTTTGTGATATATGATTTTTGTTTTGTTCACGCCACTCTCGTCCGTATTCAACAACTTTTTCTTTGTTTTTCTCGCGCCATCTCCTCATTCTTTCAATCGTTCTCTCTTTGTTTTCTTCGTGCCACTGTCTTGTTTGTTCGGCTATTTTCTCATTATTCTCTTTACGATAGCGCTTTTGATATTCAGCTATTTTCTCTTTGTTGTCTTTGCTATATTGTTTTCTTCGTTCGGACACGCATTTTTTACAAGTGCCTTCATGACCATCCTTACACGTTTTTCCTTTTGGGTAATCAATGTATAGCTTCCACTCATCGCATTTCTTGCAAACCTTACCGTCCACTTTTTTCCGCTCCTTATAAATAACTTTTCAATTTCTCTTTCTGCTTCTTCAACACTTCCAAAGAAAGCTTCGTCTTCCGCTTCTCGTTATCCAATCCCACTAAGTGATATTCCATCTTACGAATCTCACTTTCTACTACTGCGAGTTCACTATTCACCTGAATTTCTGTTTCTTTCTTCACGCAATCCCTCCTAGAATCCCAATTCATCCTCAAACTCTTTCCTTACAAATCCAACAAGTGGCTTTCCATTAGGGAATACCGTTACTGGAGCCGCGCTATATCCGTAAGTATCGAACTCTTTTCTGTATTTTTCCTTTTCCTCAATGTTTCTAGTTTCAAACTCTACTCCTGCTGCACCTAACGCCCACTTAACTTCTTCACAGTTCTTGCAATTATTTTTCGTGTAAACAATGATCTTAGTTGCCATTCTCTTCAGTCTCCTTCGCTTCTGCTAGTAATTTAGTAATTTCGTAAGTTCCATGCTCTGTATATTTCATTGTTCTTCCTCCTTAAATTTAGATAAGATAGTTGTTAATGCTATTGCCGTTCCCTCATTCGCAATCCATTGTCCTTTATAAAAACCAGATAACCCTAAATCCTCGTTATCATAAGCTATATCAGCTTTCTTTCTGTTCTTCACTGCCGACTGTTGCAAATGTTCGACATACTCTTGAATCGCTTCTCTCATTCTCTCCATCTCCTTTTAACAGCACCGCCAACTCCTCGCAACTCCCTTCAAATAAGTCGCGTCCGTCGGCTAACTTGAATATATTTCTCCGAATCAATTGTTCTATTAACCTGTCTTGCCTGTTCATTTTGTCTCCTAACTGATTTGCTTCTTCTTATACTTACGTGGTGGTTTTGTTGCAGCTTTTACTTCACTCCATCCAAGCGAAAGTCTTTTAAGGTATGTGTGATATGCAATTCCATTATTTTTGGCTAACTCCACATAATATTTATCAAATTTACCCAATGGTTGTGTTATCGCTCTTTTTATATCCCAATCAAGAGAGTTAACACGAACGTCTACATTGTTTTTGCTGATTCCGTTCCTTTTGGCTATTTCATAGTCTTCCCACGTTGGTACAGGTTTGTATTTCACGCTTATTCCCCCTAATCCAATGCCATTATTCCTTTTCCTTTACCGATTTTGTAGCAGCCTTATAATTTTCCCGTCACAATTATGTCTAACCGTTCCAGGCGGTGTTGTTAACGCTTCTTCCAGATCCCATTTATCCGTTCTATAGAGTCGATAATATAGCGTTCTTGTACTTATCCCGTTAGCTGCTGCTCTTGCGCGTTCTTCATCGGTTAACCAGCGATTTAAAGCCATTTT